AAGGAGTGATTGGTCTAACCAATCGGTAATGAGTGTTACAGGACAAAATCCTGTGGATAAGAGTAGAACCAATAATGACTCGAAAGACACTTACAAAAACTGTAATCTCAGGTTTTTATTTTTAGGTTAAATCTTATAAGAAAAAAATTAATAGGGACGATGTGAATCGATCCCTTTTTTTTTGTTTTTTTTTATATACTGATGTATTTATATTTAAAGATAAATAAATAATTTTACATTATGAAAAGAATAATTAGACTAACAGAATCAGATCTTGCAAGAATAGTAAGAAGAGTAATTAGTGAAGGATTTGCTCAAAATACTGTTTTAGCGTTTGATTCGGTAACTGGATATAAAAGTGCATTGTTCCCGCAATTACAATATAAAAAAAATGGGACGGCATGGGACGTAAATTTTGCGGGTAGTAAAACTTTAGGAAATTTAATGAATATGAGAGATGGAAGTTTCCAAGTAGTTAACACAGAGGCAGACCCAACAAATATAGATCAAAGGACGGCATTTGGTGTTTTCCTTAATACAACCCCTAAAACAAGAGCTGAGGTAGAAACTGCGGTTAAGGCCGTGGTCCAAGGAGGATATAAAGACCCGTTCACAATCAAGGCCGGTGGTAAAACTAAAAACGCAAAAGGTGTATTAGTTACTTGGGGTCGACCTGGATTTACGGCTGGAAGCGAAATGACTGATGCAATTTGTAAATTGTATAACGTTACCGCATAATAAAGAGATTTTTATGGAGATAAAAAAAACGTAAGTCTATTGTAGACTTACGTTTTTTGATATATACCCAATAGCGTAATTACCCTCAATATGGTAAGTGATCAATCTAAATGGTTGATTATTTTTATAAACTACAACCATTCGTGATTTACTATTAGAGTCAGAAATACTTAAAAAAATATTTTTATTATTTAAAATATTTTTAGATGTAATTTGATAATTTTTTAACGTATCTCCTTCATCAACACTTGATATTACATTATTTTCTTTAAAGTTGATATTAAAAACCATAAAATAATCTGATTCATAACTTTCCATATATGACCATCTATTCATTGTTGAGTCTGTACTCATAAAATACATTAACTCATCTATAGTCATAGTAAAATCATAAAAGTCTGTGGCAAAAATATTTACATTTTTTTGGGAAAATGACAAAAAACTTGACAATGTCATGATTAAAGAAAAAAATAATGTTTTCATTTTTATTAAAGGTTTAAATTAATGATTTTTTTATAAAGATAGTTATTTTTTTTTATCCCCACCATAAAGATGGGGATTTTAATTGGTGGAGGTGCGGAGGCTCGAACTCCGGTCCATAATATCCTGTCAAACAAGGACTACACGTTTAGGTTAACATTTTCTAACGTTCCAAAATATTCGATTTTTAACTTGATCGAAAACAAGGTTAGTTTGTTCTTCATTATCGTAAACTAACAACCAATAAACGACTCGATTTCGGGTTCAGTCGTATTCCACCTTAAAGGACTTCTGTTGCTAGGTTATGTGTCCACCGACCCCCGTTTCCGTTAACTAATTAAGCTACAGTAACTTCAGAACCTCTTAGTAAACCAAGAGTTTCCATTTTCGATAAAACGTCGCCGATTGTTTTTGTGAATCAGTTTTTAAAGAGATTAATTCAGTCTCTACGTGCCCTTTATTCTCAGCCAATACCTGTCAAATCCAAAAACACCCCCATATGTCAAATAACTTTTGTTTATATAAATACAAATATAATGGGTAAATTACAATAATCAAAATATTTTGATATTTATTTTATATGTCAGAAATTGGGGAAACATACGAATATTTAAAAAAATTATCAAAAAAGGATTTAACGGATGTTAGATTTAGTAAATACCAGTATCCTGATATAATCGATGATATTAAATACAATTATGATTCCCCGTCATCAAGTGTTATTTATTTTGAATTTGAAAATACTGAAGAATATTTTAAAATTTTAGGTATTGAGGATGAGGAAGATATCTATGTGTGGAATAAATTTATGGATAATTATTATTACGATTATGATTATGATTATTACAGATATGAAGAAGATTGGAAAGAGGGGTACATATTAAAAGAATTTAGTCCAGAAAATCTTAACTTGGTTAAACAAATTCTAAGATTAGTTAACCCATCAATGGTTTTACGAGATGACGATACGGATGCCAATATGGGTATTATTGCGACTTATTTAGACAAAAGGTTTGGTGATATTGAATATATTGTTAGTGAATATGGTTCTTTGAACCAAGACTGTACTAGAAGGGCGGTTAGTAATGTTTTAAAAAATGAAACTAAAAATCCATTTAAAAAACTTGGGATTAGTGAGACTTATGGGAATTACAGATTTAAAACCACTTTAGGTGTATTAATACATTGGTACGAGACTTTAGAGGCCAAAAATTTTGATATACCAGAATTATTAAAGTTAATGTTAACAAAATACGATAGAGAATCTAGAGGTAACTGGTATGAATTGGAATATAATGTTTGGTGTGATGATTTTGAATGGGACTCTTTTCACAAAGAAACTGCCCGTCATTTAAATGATATCTTAGAAAAGGTAGAAGAAGATTTATCTGAAGATGTAAGTTTTGAAAGGTACAACGAATTGTTTAATATTGTGGAAAAATTAGGAGGTTTTAGAAGATGGATTAATATCCCCTCAAAAAAAATTGAAGTGTACTTTTCAGATCTAGATATAAAAACAGGAAAACTTAATTTTACCTCTAGAAAACCAAACCATCCTTCAGAAGATAGATCTGTGGATAATGTTGAGGATTTAAATTTATCACTTTACCATCCTGAATTATTTGAACAACTTAAAAAAATAAAAGGTATTATTTTGTAAACACCATTTATTTTTCGTAAGTTTGTAAAATGGAAAGAAATTACGAATTACTAAAAGAGGTGTTATCGGTACCCTCAAAAACATATCAAGAAGATTTATTGATACAATTTATCTGTGATTGGTTAGATAAAAATAACATCACATATTATGTTGATGACTTATACAACATATATGCAACAAAACAAACTGATCAGGATATTGAATACTTTCCTTGTGTGGTCGCACATACTGATACTGTACATAATATTGACACAATAAATGTTAAAGAAGAGATGTTACCTGATGCTCAAGGTAATGTTAAACTATCTTTAAAGGCATATAATAATAACGGAGACCCAACAGGAATTGGTGGTGATGATAAATGTGGGGTTTATGGGTGTTTAGAACTACTAAAAGAATTACCTAATCTAAAAGCCGCTTTCTTTGTTGCTGAAGAAACAGGATGTAAGGGTTCATTTAATGCGGATCCTAATTTTTTCACTAATGTTGGTTACGTTATACAATTTGATGCCCCCGAAAATAATATGATTTCAGAATTTTTAATGAACAAACCAATGTTTAATAGAGACAGTGAATTCTTTAATGTTGGGGGTAGACTAATAACAGAACATTTTCCTGGCGATACAGAATACCATAGACACCCATACACGGATATATACCCATTAAATAAGAACTTTGGGTTGTCCTGTTTCAATATCTCTATTGGGTACTACAATTACCACACAAGAAACGAATACGTGGTTGTTGACGACACATACAATGGTATTAAGGTGGGTAAATTAATGATAGAGGAGTTAGGTAATAATAAACATTAATAAAAAAATTTACTCATATCCTTTAATTTCTTTAAAATTCATATATTTATTTGTTAAATACAAAAAAATATTATGATAAAATTTATAATCTCAGAACAAGAAAAAAGTAGAATTTTGGAAATGCACCAAAACGCTACATCAAGACATTATATAATGGAACAATCTCTTGCTAACACTCAAGCCGCGGCATTTGTTAATGAATTTAACAGAGTTATGACGGCATATAAATTACCTGCATACACCGCAAAATTTGTAAAAGGAGCTGATGATTATCACGGAAATATAGTTATTTACAAAGATGGTAAAGAATTAGTTAAATCACCACAAGATTTTGGTGTCGCAATTACCGCAAACTTATCAACAGGTGTACAACAAGAAAAGGACCCATTAGACAACTACGGAACAAAAATAGTGGATGGTAAACTAATGCAGTTTAGCGGTAGTTTAGTAAATGTTTTAAATACTGCAGATGCTGCAGTTAAAGATAAACTTGCAATTGCCGTTAGAAGTGGGATAGATGCGGTTAAAAAAACTTTATTAACTTCCCCAACCCAAAAATAAAAATATTAAGTTATGTAAAAATCCCCACCTGAAAAGATGGGGATTTTTTTATGATGGTTTTTCTATATTAAACTTTGTAATATTTTTTACTGTGGTTGAGTTATCTGTAAACCAAAACCAAATAACATTTTCGCTCCCATAATTTGTATTAACGATCAAACCATAATCAAAACTTTTTTCCAATATATTAATCTTAAGTGACCCATTACCAAGATTTACAAATTTAATTGGTAACGAACTAATTTCAACACCATCAATAAAATATGTGGAAGTTTCATTACCAAGGTCTATAATATATTTGGTGTAATCACTATTAACATCATATATTAAATCCGGTTTCATTAACACAGAATCCACCGATGTTCTATGAAATGAAATCATTTCTTGTTTTTCAAATACGTGAATTATTAATTTTTGACTAAATGATAAAAAATTAAAGAAAAAAAATAGGGTTAAAAAAATTGTTTTCATATTCTGTTATTAAAACAAATTTATAAAAAAAAATTTATTTAAAAAAATTATTATCCCTTTTTATTTCTTCCTTTTTTCTTTGGTTCTGGTTTTGACCTATCCTCAATTTCTATTGTTTGATCATCACCTTCTCCTTTAACAAATAACATATATTCGCCCCCTTCTATAACCTCATTGTTTAATATCTTTTCTGAAATTAAGTCTTCGATTTTATCTTGGATCGCTCTTTTAATTGGTCTTGCTCCGTATTGATCATCAAAACCAACTTTTGATATAAAATCAGTCACAGAACCTTCATAAGAAACGTTATATTTCATAGATGTTAATCTGTCAATTAGTTTATCAATTTCAAGTTTTACAATTTTATCAATATGTTCTTTTACTAAAGAATTAAATATTACAACATCATCAATTCTATTTAAAAATTCAGGTGCAAAAAATTTGCGTAATTCTTTTTTCAATACGTCTCTTTTATACTCCTCTTGGACAACTTCACTATTATTATTTGTTTTAAATCCAACACCATTCCCAAAGTCCTGTAATTTTCTAACACCAATATTTGATGTCATAATAATTAAACAGTTTTTAAAGTTGATCTTTCTGCCTAACCCATCAGTTAAATGTCCATCATCTAACATCTGTAGTAAGGTTGCGAATATGTCTTTATTTGCCTTCTCAATCTCATCAAAAAGTATGACAGAATATGGTTTATTTTTAACTTGTTCTGTTAATTGACCCCCTTCTTCATGTCCCACATATCCTGGAGGGGATCCAATAAGTCTTGAGATGGTATGTTTCTCTTGGTACTCAGACATGTCAACTCTTATTAAACTATCTTCACTACCAAATATTTCTTTTGCTAATTTTTTTGCTAAAAACGTCTTACCAACACCTGTTGATCCTAAAAATATAAACGAACCGATTGGTCTATTAGGGTCTTTAATCCCAACTCTATTTCTTCTTATAGATTTTGATATTTTTCCAACCGCCTCTTCTTGACCAATAACGTATTTATTTAAAGTTAATTCAAGATTAACTAACGAATTTTTCTCATCTACATTTATTTTACTAACAGGAATTTTAGTCATGTTTGAAACTACCTCATAAATGATTTCATCAGGAATACCTCGTTTACTATTTTTAAGATGATCCTCAAATTTCTTTTTCTCCTCTTCTAATTTAATTAAAACGTTTCTTTCTCTATCTCTTAATTCGGCTGCTTGTTCGTAGTTTTGTTTTTTAATAACGGTCGCCTTCTCTTTCTTTATTTCTTGGGCCTCAACTTTTAATAACTCAATTTCTTCAGGTAATTTTATATCTATTTGCATTCTTGACCCAACCTCATCTAAAATATCAAAAGCCTTATCAGGAAACTCTCTATCCGTAATATATCTATCGGCTAACTCAACACATAACCGAAGTGATTCATCGGTATAATTAACCTTATGATGTTCTTCATATTTACCCTTACTTTGTTGTAGTATTTGAAACGTTTCTTCTTTGGTTGATGGATCTACAATAATCTTTTGGAATCTTCTTTCTAATGCACCATCTTTCTCAAAATGTCTTCTATATTCATCAAGGGTTGTTGCTCCAATACACTGAATTTCACCTCTTGATAACGCAGGTTTAAATATGTTTGATGCGTCTAAAGAACCTGAACTATTACCCGCACCAACCATAGTATGAATTTCATCTATAAATAAAATAATATTAGGGGTGTTCTGAAGTTCTTCAATAATCACCTTCATTCTTTCTTCAAATTGACCTCTATACTTTGTGCCGGCAACAATTGAGTTAATGTCTAAAGACACAATTCTTTTATCTACCAAATTTTTTGGGCACTCTCCACCATAAATCATCATTGCAAGACCCTCGACGATTGCAGTTTTACCTGCTCCTGGTTCACCAATAATAATAGGGTTATTTTTTTTCCTCCTTGATAAAACTTGGGCAATTCTAAAGATTTCTTTTTCTCTACCAATTACTGGGTCTAATTTACCTTGTTCGGCAAGTTTTATTAGATCTTTACTAAAATTATCTAATACAGGTGTTCCGGCCTCACTCTTTTTTTTATTTTTATCATTACTATCGTCTACAAAATCTAACATAATTAAAAGTTTTATATAAATCTAAATATATTCATATTGTTAGTCAATACTTGTCTTTTTGTCAGGTGTGGGTATAATTACATGACAAAATGTCATATTTTAATAAATGTTATATTTTTAAAATAAAAAGTCCCATTGATTGGTGGATTTTTTTATTTGTGTTATTTATTTTAATAATAAAAAATTATGGCAATTACAAGAGAAGAATTTAAAGGAACAAAGATTATTAACGAAATACAATCGTCAAACATAGTTAAAACAGAATATGATACTGAAACAAAAAAAATGATAACTGAATTTAAAAACGGTATTAGATATGAATATGAGGATGTACCTCATCAAAAATACACCGAATTTAGAACCGCACAATCTCAAGGTACATATTTTAATAAAAACATTTCAAAAATTTACAAATATAAAAAATTAAGTTAAACAAAAAACTTAATATTTATATTTGATGGACAATGAATTAATAAAAAGTTTTGAACCAAAAAAAGAATTAAACCCAAAAATTTGGGACGACTCTGGAAAAATAACAAAAATAAACCCAGATGTTAGGGACAGTCTTCTTAAGACTGCAAATTTATTTATAGATTCTCTTGGGGTAGATATTTTAATAACTGATATTATTATGATTGGATCATTAGTCAATTACAATTGGTCCAAATATTCTGATATTGATTTACACATTGTCTTAAATTATGGTCAATTCCCATCTGACTCTAAGGATTTATATGTTGAATTCTTTGATCTAAAAAAAATAGTTTTTAATCAAAAACATAATATAAAATTATTTGGTTACGACGTTGAGTGTTTTGTACAAGACGAGAATGAGGTCGCATTTAGTTCTGGGGTATATTCTGTTCTTTATAATATGTGGGTTAATGAACCAAAAAAAGATGAAATGAAAGAAATTGATACAGAACTAATTAAAGAAAAGGCAAAACAATGGATGAATATTATTGATGGTGTTGTTGACAACATCGGAGATGAAAGTCCTGATGAGATAAAATCTATTGTAAAAAAATATAAAGAAAAACTTAAGAAGTTTAGAAGTTGTGGACTTGAAAAAGGTGGGGAAATGTCTATAGAAAATCTAGTATTTAAACTATTAAGAAGAAACGGTTATATTGGTAAATTATATGATATACCAACAAAATTAATCGACAAAAAATTATCAATGAATCAATAAATAGATTAAAAATAAAACAATATCGATTATTGGTATATTTATTTAATAAAAATAATTTAATCAAAAAAATATACTATGGGAGGACTAAAACCTATTGGGAGTGAGAAATTAGTTGGTATGGATAAAATCCGTAGAATTATGGAAATTGCTAACTATAACCACGAATTATCTAATAAAGATATTGAATTAAAATCTACAGAGTATAGACTTGGTTTATCAGATGGAAATTCATATGACATTGTAAAAGAAAGACAAGGATATATAATTAAAAGAAATATTACTGAATCTTACTCTGATTATATCGAACCTATGAAAAATAGGAGATATTACAGATCTTACTCTGAAGCATTAAAAAAATTAAATTTAATGGCTAAAGATTTTAACTCATTATATAATAACGATGAGGGCACAAATCTTTTTACCGAACAAAAAAAGTTTAAACTTAAAGTTCCAACACCAAAGTCAGATGTTGCCCCTGAACAGGCACCAACATTACCTGAACCATCTCCGGCTCCCGCACCTGCGGCAGAACCATCTCCGGCTCCCGCAACAGGATCAGAAGAAGATCCAATGGCAGGACTTATGGGAGGTACCGAAACAACAGGACCAGAAGAAGATCCAATGGCAGACCTTGGTGGGGATGAAGATCCAATGGCAGACCTTGGTGGGGATGACGAATCTACCGACGATGAAGAGGAAAATACAGGCAAAGAAAATGGAGTATCGTTTAAGTTGATTCAAAAATTAACAGGAAAACTATCCCAAAAAATTAGAAAATATCTTAACAGTGAAGAAATGGATTCTGACGATGTTAAGTATATTTTAAATTCTGTGTTATCTTCATTAGATTTATCTGTGTTGGATGACGAAGACGTTGAGGAAATTATAGATCGTTTGGAAGGTGATGAAGAAGATAAAGAAGAGGGCGACGAAGAGGGTAATGAAGAAGGTGATGAAAATTTAACCTCGGATGAAGACCCTGATGTTGATTCTCCTGAACCACCGTCAGATGAAGGTGAGGTTACAGAATACGGATATAGAAACAGAAATAGAATGACAGTAGGTCCTTTAGGGACAAGAACAGATAATATGTTCTCAGAATCTAAAGTTGATAAAATCATTGGAAGATATTTTTCAATTAATGAAGATGAAAAAAAGGTTAATAATAGAAAAAAAATTATTAATAAGGGACTTTTAAAAGAAAATATGGTTGTAAACGAAATGGAGATCAAAAGACTTTCAAAATCAATTCAACAAGAAAGATCGGCATTAAAATTCTTAGAAAAAAATCCAAACGCGGTTTTAATAGGATCAACAAATAAAAGTAATTTACTATTTAAAGTCGGTATTAATGAACACAAAATATCAACAGACGGAAGAAGAGTACTATGAATTATTTAATTTACATAAATGGTATGGGACCCAATTATAAGGGAGACAACATTTATGAATTTATTTTTTCAGAAACTTTAGATGTTTGGGGTGAGAATTGGGAATCAAAACCATCTAATGGTTACCCATCACCACCTGACTTTGAATATATAAAAAAGGTTGGATCATTAATTAATGGGGAAATCTTATTAGAATTGGTTCAAAACTCAGACGTATTTTCAATGATGGATTCAATGGATGGGGTACTGTCCATAGGTTGGGAAAAAGAAACAAATGAAATTGATTTCTCAATCACAAAAAGATTAGTATTTAAGTTTGGGGAAACTGAACAAGACGTAAAAGATAAACTATATGAACGAGATATCGTTCTTGAATTTGATAAAAAAGCAGTATATGAATCCTAAAAATCATATTTTAACTTTGTTAGAACACGGATTGTCATTTAACACTATTAGTAATTTAAATGACTTACAAATTAAGGTATTATCCGAAAAATTTACAAAAAAAGAAGAGAATAAAGAAGCGGTAACAAAGACTGTATATCAACCAACAAAAAACCCAAAAGATATGGAAGCAGTTCAGGCTATGGTAACAAAAGCAGACCCAAACGCTTCAGTTGAGTTAGATGAGAAATTTGAATCAAAATCCCAACAAGGATTATTTTGGTCAAAATGTAAAAATAGTACAGGAAAAACAAAAGAAAAATGGTGTAACATGGCTAAAGAATTTTCTGATAGTACATCTAAAAAAGATTATAAAAAAATGCCAGAAAAAAAACATCCCGAAAAAACGGTTAAAAAAACAACTAAAAAAACTAATGAAAATTTAGAAAGATTTTTAGAAGATAGAATTGTTAACATGTTGGATGAATATGTGAACCCAACGTTTACAAAAGGTCAAATGATTAATACAATATCTGAAAAAACAGAAAAATTTAATTCTATGTTTTTGAAAACCCCAAAAAAAATGTCTATGTTTTCAAACGAATCTGGAATTGAAATGAAAAGTATGAAAAGGCCTATTGGTAGAATCTCTTCTTTAGGGGAAGACACAAAAGAAAAAGAAAGAACTAAGGAAAAAGAAAGAACTAAGGAAAAAGAAAGAAGAAAGGGTAACCCTTTTAAAGACCCTAATCCTGACGTAGAAGAAAAACCTAAAGCAAATACAAAAGAAAAAGAAAGAACTAAGGAAAAAGAAAGAACTAAGGAAAAAGAAAGAAGAAGGGATAATCCTTTTAAAGATCCTAATCCTGATGTTAAGGAAAATCCAAAAGCAAAAATGGAAAAACAACAAAGTGGTTTCATTGATGCAATAATGAACATATTAAATTTTAACTAATGGGACATAAATATATTGAGAGTTTAGTGAGGAAAATCATAAACGAGGCTCCTGTTGATTATGGGGATTATCCAGAAAGAATGGACCCTAGAGTACAACAAAAGATTGAGGATCCCGAAAGTATCTATGCAAAAAATAGAGGGTTTCAAGGAGGAGTATCTGATGTTGAGAGGTTATCAGGAGACAGATTCAAAGAGATTGTTGATTACGTAAAAAGATATTATACCACTGAAAGAAATATAACAGATCCTTCGGTAATGGCCGCGATTCAAATGGAACAAATGATGGCGGTTAGACAAGCAATGACCAAAGAGCCAAGACATAGAGAAAAACTTAGAGATCTTGCAGTTGAAATTAAGGCCAAAGAAAATGGTTGGATGCCTAATAATATTACAATGGAAAATGCGTTAAGGGAAGGTCTTGTAAAAAAAAGAAAATCTAAGGATGGTGGGACCATTTATGAATTTGAATTGATGAATCTTTTAACTTTCCTTGGGGAACAATCTATAGACCCAACTATATTTCAGATGAAACCTAAAAAAAATGAAAAACTACCAATACCTGCAAACTTTTCATTTGACATTGATGAATTAACTCCAGAAGAAGAAAAACAATTGGAGATTGAAAAACGACACGTTATAAATGCATATGTGATGGGTAAGGCAAAAAGAGGTCAATACGCTTATCAGGAATATAAAGATAGATTAGACGCTATAGACCCATCTTTATATGAATTGTATAATAAAATTATGGGAGCAAATGATTTAATGTATTTTACCAACCAACAACTAATTGAAATGTTGGGGGGTAATGCGGCAGGATCGGCAGGTAAAGCCAAACCAGAACAAAGCGATGAAGATGAGGATGACGACCAAAGTGGTGAAGAAATGGATAAAGATACTTGGTTTGCAAATGGATTAATCTTCCCAATTCTATTACATGAAGTTGATAAAGCATTTGGTATGGTTACCGCAAGACAACAGTGGAAAGGAATGAATCCTGAAATGGCACAACAAGTTATTAGTCAAACTGACACAATGGAACATGAACCAATGAACTTCAGAATTGGTGCTGAATTAGCAAGAAAAATTAGAACAATGTTACCTGAAGAATTAGTTTTAGATCCTGATGGTCGTATTTATATGCCGTTCTTTGAAAAGAACCTTTATGAGGTACCGGCGGAAAGATTCCTAAAACAAATAATTGCAAATGTTGTTTCAAATAGAAAAGAAGATAACGCAAAAGCGGTTAAAGAATTTAAGGACATTTTTGAAAAGGCTAAAAAGGAATATCAGAGATTTAAAGGTGAAGATGATGAGGATGATGAATATAATTATGATAATGATGATGATTTATCCTACTAAAAATTAAAAATAGTAAACCCACCCAAAAGGTGGGTTTTTTATTAAATAAACTATTTAAAGTATTTATAATAAAAAAACTTTATGAGTTTAACAAAAGAACAAGTGATGTTAGAATATGTTAGGTGTATGAAAGATACGGAATACGCTTTAAAAACATATCTACAAACATACGATAATACAGTATCTAAATACGTACCATTACAACTATTTCCTGATCAAGTTTCTTTATTGAAAGATTACGAGGACTACGAAGAGAACATTGCATTAAAATATAGACAGGCAGGAGTTTCTACCGTTACTGCGGCTTGGGTATCAAAAAGGTTAGTTTTTGCAAAAAAGACCCAACCTGAAAAAATTCTAATAATTGCCAACAAACTTGATACCTCAATGGAAATGGCTAATAAAATAAGAGCGTTTGTTGATCAATGGCCTTCGTGGGTTGGTGCTGGATTTTCCATAGATAAAAACTCACAAAAACATTATAAATTAAATAATGGTAGTGAAGTAAAGGCGGTAGCAACATCAAAAGATGCGTTACGTGGATTTACCCCAACCATTCTTGTGTTTGATGAGGCGGCATTTATCGAGGCCGATAGTGATTTTTGGCCGGCTTGTATGGCCTCGTTATCTACTGGAGGTAAAGTAATTGTAGTATCAACACCAAATGGTTATGACCCAATATATTACGAAATATATGATCAAACATTAAAAGGTTTTAATAACTTTAAAATTTCTGAAATGTTTTGGTGGAGAGATCCAAGATACGCCAAAGATTTGTTTTTAGTTCCTACAGATGATCTTGTACATTATCTTTTAAATAAAGATGAACAGGATGAGTCTAAACATGTCTCCTTTGCACATATTGACCCGTATGTTAGGGATCATACGGAAATATCTAAATACTTTAAAGAGGGATACAAACCGTGTTCAAATTGGTACGAAAAAATGGTTAAAAAATTAAAGTACGATAAGAGGAAGATCAATCAAGAGTTAAATTGTGAGTTCTTAGGTTCAGGGGATAATGTATTTGATAATAAACAATTAGAGGAAATAAAAAATAACACCCTTTTAGAACCTGAAGGTAAATTAATGGGTAACTCATTATGGATGTGGAAAGAACCAATATTGGGCAATAAATACATAATGGGGGTTGACGTATCAAGAGGGGATAGTGAGGATTTTAGTTCAATACAAATTATTGATTTTGATGCGAGAGAACAAGTTTTTGAATACGTTGGTAAAATTCCACCTGATTCTCTTGCTGAGATCGCATATAAATGGGGGATTATGTATAATGCGTTTATTGTTGTCGATATCACCGGAGGTATGGGAATAACAACAGTTAGAAAATTACAAGAATTAGGGTACAAAAGTTTATACGTTGAGGGTATTGATACCACAAGTATATGGGCTAATGCAAGTAAGGCGGTGGATAAAATCCCCGGAATTAACTTTAATAACAAAAGAGTACAAATAATTGCGGCATTTGAGGAGGCGGTTAGACACAAATTTAAAATAAAAAGTGTTAGATTATATAATGAAATGAACACTTTTATATATGTAAATGGTAGACCAGATCACCAAAGAGGACAACATGATGACCTTATCATGGGGATATCAATGGCGATTTATGTTGGGGAGTCTTCCTTTACAAAATTAGAAAAGGTTGCCCAACAAGCTAAGGTTATGTTGGAGTCTTGGACCGTAGCGTCAAATGATTCTGTTGCAAAAGAGGCTCACTTTAATCCATTGTTACCTAACATGAATGTTAAAAGAGATAATTTTGGTAGGGAAATTAATGCCGCTACAAAAGATGATTACATTAAATACGGGTGGTTATTTGGTGGTAGGTAATATTTATAATTATGGGTAGTGTTCAGAGAAAAAAAAGTGGTAAAATATTTGCGGGTTCAGACTTAATTATAACAGGTCAAGGTATCTATAGTGTTAAAGTTATTAAACCAACTTTTAACAAGAAAAGTCAGTATAATATGATTGAAGAAATAACCACAACAACAACCACCACAACAAAATAATGGAATATATTTATAATATAAGACAATAAACTTTATAAAAAAAAATTATAAGTTAAATTTTAATTATGGAACAAAACGAAAAAAATTTAACGATTTGGCAAAGATTATCCAAAACGTTCGGACCTAATTCATTATTAGGGATGGATGATCCTACCTATAGGTTTGATAAAAAAGAAATATTAAAGACTACCGATAAGTCTAAATTTGAAAAAGAGAAATTAGAAATACAACAAACTTTATTTTTAAGTGATAATTGGAAAAAGATTGAAAATAACTTATACAGTCAAGCGGTATATTATGAACCAAACAGAATTTCTGCATTCTACGATTACGAATCTATGGAATATACTCCAGAAATCTCAACGGCCTTGGATATATATGCTGAGGAGTCAACAACATCAAACCATGATGGGTTTATATTACAAGTTTATTCTGAATCACAAAGAATTAAAAGTATCTTAGTAGATTTATTTAATAATAATTTAGATATTAATACAAACTTACAAATGTGGGTAAGAAACATGTGTAAGTATGGTGATAACTTTGTTTACTTAAAACTTGATCCTGAAAAAGGTATTGTAAGTTGTATGCAATTACCTAATATTGAAATTGAAAGATTAGAAAGAGGCATGGAAGCCAGAACTATGAACACCACTCCATCAATAAAAAACGAGAAAAACTTAAGGTTTACTTGGAAAAATAAGGATATGGAGTTTAACACTTGGGAAATGGCCCATTTTAGATTGCTAGGTGATGATAGAAAATTACCATATGGTACATCAATGTTAGAAAAGGCTCGTAGAATATGGAAACAACTTGTATTAGCGGAAGATGCTATGTTAATTTATAGAACATCAAGAGCTCCCGAAAGAAGAGTATTTAAAGTCTTTGTTGGTAATATGGACGATAAAGATGTTGAGGCTTACGTACAAAGAGTTGCGAATAAATTTAAACGAGATCAAATTGTTGATTCTAAAACAGGTAATGTTGATTTACGTTTCAACCAAATGGCGGTAGATCAAGATTACTTTATTCCTGTTAGGGACGCAACACAGACAATGCCTATTGAGACATTGGCGGGAGCCGCAAATCTTTCTGAGATTGCTGATATTGAATATATCCAAAAGAAATTATTAACCGCATTAAGAATACCAAAAGCGTATATAGGTTTTGAGGAAGCGGTGGGTGATGGTAAAAATTTATCTTTATTAGATATTAGATTTGCAAGAACTATTCATAAAATACAAAAAAGTATAATTTCGGAATTAAATAAAATTGCGATTATACATTTATTTTTACTTGGGTTTGAGGATGAATTAAATAACTTTACTTTAGGTTTAACTAACCCATCTAAACAGGCCGATCTATTAATGGTTGAGGTATGGAAAGAAAAGGTTTTATTGTATAAGGATATGGTTACAGAAATTCCAAATTCACTACAACCTACATCCGCAACTTGGGCTAAAAAACATATTTTTGGTTTTTCTGATGAAGAAATTAAATTAGAATTACAACAAATAAGATTAGAAAGGGCGGTGTCAGCCGAATTGGCAAATACACCAACAATAATTACTCACACAGGATTCTTTGATACTGTAGATAAACTTTATAAAACTCAAACAGGAAGTACCCAAACTGCGGGTGCCGATCCAGCAGCAGGAGGGTCAACACCTCCACCAATGGGAGGAGGACCACCTCCACCACCTGGAGGAGCAGAGTCGGCAGGAGGACCACCAATCCCTGAAAGTATTAAGAAAAATAATTTAAACTTACTTTTAGAAAGTGATGATATATTTGGGGATGAATATATTGATTTATCAAAGGCGTCAAATTCTTTAGGGGATATAGAACAAGAACTTGATAAATTACTAAACAGTTAATATTTATAATAAAAAAAAATATGAAATTTGGTGTTTTAAAATCTAAAATAGAAAAGTGTTTAATTGAGTCATACAATAAAAACACGTTAAAAGATAATATTTTTATCTTTAATGAATTGGTTAAAAAGAACAAAAATATAAGTAAAATTTATTATTTATATGATGAACTTTCATCTAATAAAGGTTTGTCCGAATCAGTGGCGAATGATTTTATTAATGGGTCAATAACAATATATGAGAACGCATTAAACAAAATTAATAAAAAGGACATCCAAGAAATTAGTTTATGGTTAAATAACGTTAACACAAAAAACGAATACGAAAAAATAGACAACCTATTTTCAAGTAATGTTGTTATGTTGGAAAGTAAAATACAAAGTAGAAAACTTGTTGTTGAAGGTCTTAAGTCATCCAAACCATTTTCTAATAACGAGGTTGTTTCACTTCCTTTAGAAAGTATGGTTAAAGTTGCTAATGATACAATTACAAATTATTTATCTAATGTTAGTGAGTCAGAAAAAAAAGAAATACTTAGTTTATTAAAAGAAGATAACGATAAGTTAGAAATTAAATTTGACTTCATTAAAGAAAACACAATAAAAAGACTTGAGAATATATTATCTTCTGACTCAGACCCTGATACTGTTGGGGCAATTAAGGAAACTATTGAAAAGGTTAAAAATGAATCTTTTGATAAAATCTCCTATATAAAATTAAAAAATCTAAATGAAAGTCTTTAATTAAAATTCTTTTGTTTATATTTTGAATTATTTAAAATCTGTCTATTAATGACAGATTTTTTTTTATATTCTTTTAAATCATTTAAGATACTATTTTGTCTTGTTTTGATAACTTTACTTTTTAATTCTTTTAGAGATCGTTCGATATCTCCTTTTTTCACCTTTACTATTAACATAAATTTATATTGATTTTGTTTACCTTGATATATATAACAAATTTAAGTAAACTTATTCAAAATAAACAATTTTACTATGAAAAAAAAATATGAAAAAAGGAAAAACCTCAAAAATCAACGGGTTCAGAACGTCAAAAATAACTTACGGAACTGTTGATTCGAAAGAATTTAAATCACTCTATTTAAATTTACAAACTTGGGTAGAACCTAAAAAAGACTCTGAAAATTGGACAAGGGTTGTCTTAAATATGAATAGGGCAATTAAACACTCCTTATATCAAAACATGGATAAAAATATATTTGATGAAAAATTTATTGTTGATTTGGATCTTAGAACAAGTGGATTACAATTAAAGAAAAAATCATTCATGAATTTGGAGGTTAACTTATATCTAATTAAAGAAATTGACTTTAAATCACTAGCATTAAAAAAATCATTAAAATTATTAGTAAAAAACATATACGATGATGTCTTAAATAAGAACGAATATTTTAAATGTTATTTAACTAAAAATGGAAATTCTAAGGTAATAAAAGTAAAAACCGAAAAAGTTTAATATTTATTAAAAAACTTTAAAATGAAAATATTAGGACCTAATGAAATTGGAAAGGGCATTCTTATAGAATATGATGCGGGATACATTAATCCAAGAACTGTAAACAATCAATATATACTTGAGTCTAATAATAATAATTTAGACCATTCAAAACCATTTGAATTTTATGCGGTATTACAAAAATACGATACCCCAAATAGAAACGGTAGAATTTACCCTGAAAAAATTCTAAAAAGAGAATCTGAGAATTATAAAAAAATGATCGATAAGGGAACCTCTCTTTCTGAATTAAATCACCCTGAATCATCATTAATTGATTTAGATAGAGTTTCACACATTATCACCGAAGTTTGGTGGGATGGTCCGGTTCTTTTAGGTAAATTGAGATTACTTACAAGTCCAGGATTTCATGAAAGTGGTATATGTTCAACAAAAGGTGACTTAGCGGCAAATTACCTAAGACAAGGAGTTACTTTAGGTATATCCTCTCGTGGTGTAGGATCATTAAAAAAGGTTGGAGAACAAAACGAAGTACAGGATGATTTTGAACTTATATGTTTTGATTTAGTGTCTTCACCATCAACTCCTGGTGCTTATTTATTCTTAGATAAAAATGACAGATCAAAATTTGATGAGAATTTAGAAGAAAATAAAAAAATGTCAGTAGAAAGAAATGTTGGTGAATCCGGAAATAAATCTCTTGACTTAATGAAAAGATTAACCGATTATTTGGGTAAATAAAAAAAATTATGGAACAAGGAGAAAAATATTTTGTAGCAAAAATTGCTTCTGATTTATTAGATAGTGAATCAGGAAAAGTAAAAAAAGTAAAAGAAGAAAAATTAGTTTTAGGGTATACCCCAACGGATGTTGAGGCAAAAGTAACCAAAGTTTACGAACACTATACAATGGATTGGAGAATTACTTCAATTACAGAAAGTAAGATTGATGAGGTTATTGAATAAATAAAAAACTTAAAATTTTGAAAAGGAGGTACTAATAATACCTCCTTTTTTTATTTATATTAATAAAAACTGAATTTTTTACAAACTCATAATATTTATTTGATAAAACAAACTATAAATGAGTAGAAAAACAGTAGTAGAAGAGGCAGTTATCCAAATGAAAAATTTAGAAGACGCTCTTAAAGAAAACGCAAAAGGAATACTTGCTTCGACAATGAGACAAGAAATCAAATCACTAGTAAAAGAATCTCTGAAAGAACAAGATGAGGTTGACACTGATGACGAAGAAGAGGTTGATATTGTATCGCCTGATGACGAAGAAGACGTTAATGTTGACGATGAGGAAACTTTTGACGTAGAAGACGATGACATGGATCTAGAAGACGATGACATGGACGTAGAAGATGAAGACATGGACGACGAAGATGAAGACATGGACGTTAATATGGATCTTGACATGGATGACGAAGAAGAAACTATCGACATGAGAGGCGCTAGCGACGAAGATGTTGCGGTTGTATTCTCTAAGATGGGTAAAAATGATAAAGTTTCTATCGAAAAAATTGGTGACTATTATGATCTTAAAGACACTGAAAATGACACTGAATATATTATAAAATTAAATGAATCTGATGAGGATGAGTTTGGTTCTATGATGGGTTCTCGTTTTAAAGATGAAGATCGTTTTGGTTCTATGATGAGTTCTAGTTTTGATGATGAAGAAAATGATGAAGAGTTGGGAACTATGAGAGGTCGTTATTTCGGTGACGAAGAAGTGGAAGATGAGTTTGGATCTATGATGGGTTCTACCTTTGATGATGAAGATCGTTTTGGATCTATGAAAGGCGGACGTTTTGATGATGAAGATCGTTTTGGATCTATGAAAGGCGGACGTTTTGGTAGAGAACCAGAAGAAACTATTTATGAGTTAGAAATCGGTGAGGAAATGGAAGGAGACGTTGGTTTAGGTGAAGACCTTGATGAAATGTACATGGATGAAGATATGTCTTATGAAGATCTTGGTGAAATGTATATGGATGAAGATATGACTTATGAAGACCTTGATGAAATGTTTGTTGAGGAAGATTCATTAAATTGGGATAACCTAAAAACAAGAAGTCAAATGTCGATGATGGAATCTAAACAAAAAACAGGAAATGCGTCAAAATTTAAATATAGTAAAAAACCAAACCAAGAAGGTGGGTTTGATACAAAAATGAAAGAAGGTTCTAAACGTTATGGAAAATCAGGTAAAGCTAATTTTGATTACGATAACGAAGACCCAAATTCAGAAATTGTGATGAAAATTGTGAACAAAATTACTAAAGGTAAAAAAATTGAAACTAAAGAGGCTTCAAGAACATTGGCAAACAACAGAAAGGTAAAAAGAAACTTAATGGCATCACCAAGTCAATTGAAAGAAGAAGTTGAAGTACTAAGAGAAAAGAATGACGAATACAGAAAAGCCCTTGATTTGTTTAGAACAAAATTAAATGAGGTGGCGGTATTCAATTCTAACTTGGCATACGCAACAAGATTGTTCACAGAACATTCAACAACTAAACCAGAAAAAATAAATATTTTGAGAAGATTCGATAATGTTGAATCTTTAAAAGAATCCAAAAATCTTTATCAAATTCTTAAAGGTGAATTATCTAACAATAATTTATCTGATAATAGTATTAACGAATCATTTAATAGAACCGTAACAAAATCTCCGTCTACGGGATCTTCGGTTAATTTAATTGAATCAAAAACATACGAAAATCCACAATTCTTAAGAATGAAAGACTTAATGGGTAAAATAAAATAAAATAAACTTTTTAAAACAAACGTATATTTATAATATACATAAATAAAAAATAAAGCAAAAAAAACAAATAAAAATGGGAGCATTATTAGAATCAGGTCTTGTTGGTAATATTGGGTTAAAACACCTTAAAGTTATCAAAGAAGACACAATTAACAAATGGGATAGATTAGGATTCCTTGAAGGCCTTAAAGGTCACCTAAAAGAAAACGTAGCACAGTTATATGAAAACCAAGCTTCTTTCTTGATTAACGAATCAACTTCTGAAACTTCTAACGGAGCGTTCGAAACTGTTGTTTTCCCTATCGTAAGAAGAGTTTTCTCTAAATTGTTAGCGAATGATATCGTATCAGTACAAGCAATGAACTTACCAATCGGTAAATTGTTCTTCTTTGTACCTCGTATACAAGGGTATAATTCAGACCCTGCAATTGCCAATCCAGGTGGAACTCACTATTCTCCAATCGGATCTCCACAAGCAATTGCTGATGGTAATAATGATCCTAACCAAGGATATCCAGGTGGACCAGGAACACCATACACTAAAAATCTTTATGATTTATTTTATGAAGGTAATGAGGCAGGATTAGATCCTCCAGGATTGTTCGATTACTCAAAAGGTCAGTGGACTGCGGTAACTCAACCGGCTATTGCACAAGTATGGTCAGGTTCAAACTTAGTTGCAGCGACTAACCAATTTGACGGTGAAGTTACAAGAAAAATGATTGTTAAACTTTGTGGATTTAATAACGCAGGTGTTGGTAAATTAATAGGACCTGATGGTAACGAAATCGATACTGAAACTTTCTTATCAGATCTTAAAATCGTTGCAGACTTAAGTGTGTTAACAGGATCTACAGGTTGTCCTAATTTAGATGAACTTGGAAATACAAATTTATCCGCACCATTATTATTTAGAGTTGTTACTCAAATTTATGGTAAAGGTATTGTACAACCTACATCATCATCATTCCAAACTACTTACCCAACTAACGGTAACGGTGGTTCTTTCAATGACATTTGTAGCCAAGATGGTTGTATCTATTTAGAAGTTGATCTTTCTTGTCCAGCATGTGCTGATTGTGGAGCAACTACATTAGATGGTTACACAGGAACAACAATTGGTGAATTAACGAATAATACAGCCACTTTAGGATCATCTCCATTCCAAGCTGTTTATAGAAGATATAAAAGTTTAGAATTCGAAGATCAAATTGGTGAAGTTTCTTTTGACCTTGAGTCAGTTACTGTATCTGTTACAGAAAGAAAACTAAGAGCACAATGGTCTCCTGAATTAGCACAAGACGTTGCTGCATTCCATAACATCGACGCTGAGGCTGAATTGACGGCATTGTTGTCAGAACAAGTTGCAGCTGAGATCGACCGTGAAATTTTACGTGACTTACGTAAAGGAGCGGCTTGGAACCTACGTTGGGATTACAACGGATGGAGAAGACTACAATTAACTACATCTTATACTCAAAAAGATTGGAACCAAACTTTGATCACTGCGATCAATCAGTTGTCGGCACAAATCCACAAATCTACTTTAAGAGGTGGAGCTAACTGGATCGTTGTTTCTTCTGAGGTTTCTGCAATCTTTGATGACTTAGAATACTTCCACGTATCTAACGCATCTCCTGAGCAAGATCAGTATAACATGGGTATTGAGAGAGTTGGTACTTTGTCAGGACGTTACCAAGTTTACCGTGATCCTTACTTCCCACCAAACACAATTTTGATCGGACACAAAGGAACATCATTGTTAGACACAGGTTACATCTACGCACCGTACGTACCTCTACAATTAACACCTACAATGTACAATCCATTCAACTTTACACCTATCAAAGGTATTATGACAAGATACGCTAAGAAAATGGTTAACAACCGTTTCTACGCAAGAGTCACAGTTGATGGAGTTAGAACATTTGACTTAAGAGAATTGAGATAATCAATTAAACTGAATAAGAGAAAAGGAGATAAGAAATTATCTCCTTTTTTGTTATGAGCTAATTTATAACACCATTATGCTCGACCGATCAAATTAATATCTAACACTAAATAATTTCATAAGTATTTATTAGTAAATGATATCTTATGAAAAATTCTCTACTTATTTTTTTTGTTATACTAACAAGTTTTTTTGTTAGATCACAAGTAAGTTCTTACACATTTGGAACATCGACTGGAACCTATACACCAATAGTTGGTGGGGTCAACTATGATAACTTTACAAGTTGGTCAAATACAAATTTTTTAGATGATAATAATTCGGCAGCGTTAGAATCAATTGGTTTTAATTTTATATATAATGGAACAACGTATACTCAATTTGCGGTTAACACTAATGGATTTATAACATTAGGATCATTACCAACTAGTAGTTATTTACCACTATCAACAGGAACGTCAAATAATGTTATATCAGCAATGGGAGCTGATTTAATAGGACGTGGGTCGTTATTAGCAAATAGAACTTCTGGTAGTGCGGTAATTACAATTACGGGTGGTGACATATCACTAATATCGGTTGGGGATAAGGTAAGTGGTACAGGTATTCCCGCAGGAGCTACGGTATTATCTAAAACCGCAACCACTGTAACAATTTCTGCAAATGCAACAAGTGGAGGTACCGGATTTCATTTTAGATTTAGTAGGTCAACATTTGGTATTAGATTTCAAACAATAGGGACCTCACCAAATAGGACATTAGTCGTTCAATGGACAGGATGGCAAAGATATACCACAACAGGTGGTTTTGGTGAATTATATAACTCTCAGATAAGATTAAATGAGACCACAAATACAATCAACGTGGTCTATAATATACAAGGACCAACAAGTACTACCGCAACAACATTTCAGGTAGGTTTAAGAGGAACCTCAAACACTGATTTTAATAACAGAACAACCACAACAAATTGGGCATCAACAACCGCAGGCACATCAAACAGTTCAACAGTTACACTATCAAATACAGTTAAACCAACTTCAGGATTAACATATACGTGGACTCCACCATCTTGTACTGCCCCCTCATCATTATTGGTGACTTACACATCACCAACATCCGCCAACTTATCTTGGGCGGCATCACCATCATTACCAACAAATGGATATGAATGGGAAATTAGAACTTCAGGTTTAGGGGGAAGTGGAGCAACGGGATTAGTTGCTAGTGGTAGTGTTGGTGCTGGTGTTACATCTTCTTCCACCTCATCACTAACTCAAAATACCACATATATATTATATGTTAGAAGTAATTGTGGAGGATTATATAGTTCTTGGAACGCATCTGCAAGTTCAACATCACCAGTACCAGCACCCTCAAATGATAACTGTTCAAATGCAACATCACTTCCTTGTGGGACATCAGGACTTGCGGGAACAACTGTTGGTTCTGTTTCAGAAACCGCACCTTTAGGATATTCATCACCTTACGGTGTATGGTATAGTTTTGTTGGTGATGGTCAAAATACAACTATTACTTCAGTTGCAGGAACAGGATTTGACCACGAAATGGTTATTATGAGTGGAACCATATGTGGTGCAACATATACGTTAGTGACTGACCAAGATGTTGGTTTTTCAGGTGGTACTGAAACTTATACGTTCACAACAGTAAACGGTACTCAGTATTATGTGTATATAGCTTATTATAGTACCACAGGTTTGTCAACTAATACAGGAACCTTTACAATGACAAGAACCTGTGTCGCACCACCAACACCACCAGTTAACGATAATCCGTCAGGTGCAATATCAATAACCCTTAATACTGGAACATATTCAACATACACAAACGTAAATGCAACATCAACATCAGAAGCAACACCAAGTTGTGCTAGTTATACGGGTGAAGACGTTTGGTTTAGTGTTGTTGTCCCATCAAATGGTATTGTGGAGATAGATTTGATACAGGGAGTTATTACTGATGGTGGTATGTCAATATATACAGGTTCTATTGGTTCTTTAACTCAAGTTGCTTGTGATGATGATAATAGCGTTAATGGTTTAATGCCTTACTTATATTTAACAGGATTAGGTGCCGGACAAACAATATATATTAGAGTTTGGGAATATGGTGGAGGAACCACAGGAACTTTTGGTATCCTTGCAAATTCACCTATTGGATTACCTGTAGAGTTATTATATTTTGAAGGTTATGGTTATCCATCTTACAACAATTTAAAGTGGTCAACCGCATCGGAATATAACTCAGATTACTTTTTACTTGAAAGGAGTATAGATGGAGAACAATGGGATTATGTTGGAACCACAAAAGCAACGGGAAATAGTACTCAAGTAGTTAATTACTTATATGTGGATAATTTTAGATTTAATGGGTCTGTTTATTATAAATTAAATCAGTTTGATTTTGATGGTAATTTTAAAGTGTACGGTCCAATATCAATTAATAATACACACACAAATAAAAAGGTAGTTAAATACATTAACCTTTTTGGTCAAGAAGTAAGTTCAGAAACAAACGGGTTTATTTTTGAGGTGTATGAAGATGGTACAACTAAAAGAATAATTAGATAAAAATTATTCTTTGGGGGAATTGTTTTTAGATAGTATTCTGATTGCTTTAGATAGTACTTCTGTTTCTCCAATAGAGAAAGATCCTCTATTATATGATGATTTTACTGACTCAATCAAGTAGTATAATGCATATTCTTTATCCATTGTAGATAACATTACTTCTAAATGTTCTTCAGACAAAAGAGTTATATTATCAAAAAGTACCCCAAAGTTTTTATTTTCTTGTTCCATAATTATTAAATGTGATATTTATATAATAATGAATATAAAAGACATTGTAAATAAAATTATTAAAGAAGCGTCGTCAGAGAGTGGTAGTCGTGGTTCGTATGTTGCACCATTACAACCAGGATTTAGAGTCTTTAAAAAAAATATATTAGCGCCTTTTACAGATGAGGTTGGTCATTATGATAGTCCTTTATTACAGTATGATAGTTACGACGGGAAAATGGACGAAACTCCAAAACAAATAAAAAAAATTGAGGGGAAATCCAAAAAAGTTACAAACTACATTAAAAAACATCCACTATCAACATTTAGTGATGATGATGGTAATAGTATAAATCAAACGCCGGGTAGAGGTAAAAAAATTGTTCCAATAAAGGAGTCAGATACCACAATCACTGCTGGTGAGTATAGTGATCCAATTGAAATTGGGTTAAGGAAGTGGAAAACTCACCATTTATCTCCGTTTACATATGAATTAGATCATGATGTGAACCACCTTAGTAAACAAAAAACACTTAAAAATAATATTAAACGTGTTGTTGGTATGTGGGACAAAAATAAAGATAATTCTTATGAATATGAAGTATATGATGCCCACACAATTTCTGAAGATCTTGCCGTTTGGTTTGGTAAAAAGAAAAAACCAAAAGGATCAAAACAACCAAAAGGACCGTGGGTTGATATTTGTCGTAAGGTTGATGGTAAACACCCACCTTGTGGTAGACCTGACACAAATAAAGGATCTTACCCTAAATGTAGAGCGGCTGGAGTTGCTGGTAAAATGAGTGATTCACAAAAAAGATCTGCATGTCAACAAAAAAGAACCGCAGAAAAAAAAGACACACAAACAGGAAAAGGACAAAAACCAATAATGACATCGTATAAAACAAAAAAAGAATCCGTAGATTCTTTGATTGATAAAATTTTAATCGAAATTAGAAACTCGTTCTAAGATATTATGTAGAGAGTTAGTAATCTGTGAATTAACGTCAATTTCATACTTAAGTCTTCTCTTATCTGCCTCAAGATCAAAAATATATGTTAATCTTTCCCAATCCCTTTCATGTAATTTAACATTATAATTATAAACGTGATTAGTGATTTCAACTCTACGATCTGTCATTGTTACAAAAATTTTCATATCGTCATTTTTAAGATAACGTTTATCAGACATTGGGGCTATCATAAATTCTGTATCGCTATGTTGTATTATTTTAAGACATATTTTAAAACAAGTCTTTTCATATGATAGGGTTTCATCTTGATAAGTTGGTATAATACTTGAAGATTTTTTTGACCAAATGTAAAATTTAATTTTTAATCTATTGAAGAATCTTTTTATTCTGGTTTTCATATCTATATAATGTTTGTATCTACAAATATACATAAATTATTTGAATAAAAAATATTTTTAAAAAATTTTTTAACAGTAAGCTCCTGAACAATGTCTTTTACCATCAAGACCTTTTATTTTACCTTTACATACTTGAACAGCATGTCCATTTGAATATGCACTTGGGTACACGTCATATTTTGCCTTTGCTGATGCCTTACCTCTTGCACAAAGAGGCGTTCCTGTTTTTTTTCTACCTTCCGCCATAACCATATCTTTATCATTCATAGACATTTCCATACCGTCTCTTTCCGTCTCATTCATTAAAAAATCAAAAACTTGATCCATATTGTTTTTTGCTTCAGAAATATGATCTTGAGCCCAATCGTGACCGTTCTCTAAAATAGATTCAACCATATCTTGATCCATATCTAATAATATTTCAGATTGTCTTTTCATTTGTTCTAAATTAGAAAAGAACATATATCTTGATGACATATCTTCTTTAGATTCTGTAATACTATTATCTCCCTTTGCGTTATTTAAATACTCAAAAGATTTTTCTCCATATATTTCATAAAGTCTTTTAAAAATTAATGCGGGATTCTTTCTTAAGTAACGTAAAACATCAGCAGGGACATATGACCCATACTTTTGACCAAAAATACTTTTAACTTCTTTTTCTCTTGGAAAAGTTCCTAATTCAGGTTCAACCGTATAATCTGACTCAGATAAAACTTTTCTAATAATTCTTTTTAAATTTTTCATAAATTTAATTATTTAATCCGTTTTGACCACCTAAAGTGATTGCATTTAATTGAGTAACTTCTGTACCGTAATTGTCAGTCCAAACTGGATGAGGGGATGGAACGCTTGTCACGGTGTTTCCTGATGGACCACAAATCTCAATACAAATATTCTCTTCTGTGTTTGCGCTTCTTGGTATATCAATAATACATTCATGACAATTATCATATAGGGTCATTGCCGAATATGTTGTTGGTGGAAAAGGTAGACTAAGAGATAATACGGTACCACAAATAGTTTCTCCTGTTAGTCCATCACTAAATGAATAAGTTTCTCCTGTTGTGGGTATAACCGCACCAAAATCAACTGTAAAAGTATTTAATGATGAACATTGTTCTAATGTATAATTTGCCATATCTTTATTTAATAAATATCTTTATTTTTTATTTACGATCTGAAATTTAATTTGTTTCTTATAAGTATTTATCTCACCAGAAGAAATTACTTTTAAATCAATAAAATATTCATTTGGTATCTTATCTCTTGTGTCAAAAATAAAGTAGTATTCATTTGGGGTCTTATTTATTTTTGTCCAATCTTGAACTTGTACCTCAGTTGTTCCTTCTTTTACATAAACTCTATAAAACACATCAACATTTGGTAATTGTTTATTAGTGGTATATGCTTGTTTAACAATAACACCAACTTTTCTAATGTCGGTATTTAAGATCATTTCATCTTGTTTGATTCCATAATAATCGAATCCATATAAAGAAGGATTGTTTGTTGACGTTCCTATCTGTATAGATTTTTGTAATGGATATATTGTAAAATCATTATATATGTCAGGTAAAGAAAAACCATTTAATTTTACATTTGACCATGTGTCGTTAAAGGTACAAGGGGTTTTATAACCAATTAAAGGTGGTATAATAACTTCATAAACGCCTTTTGTTTTTTGACAAGAACTAATATTGATTAACCCCGGAATTGGGGATCCACTTGAGTCGCTTATTGTAACTGACGGTGGTTGGTCTAAGTTTTGAAAATCCCCATCCTCAAACACGTAAAGATAAAGTTTATTTATTTTACCAAGAGTAAAATTATTTCTATCATCATCTATAAGATCGTCATAGTTTGTTTCTAAAAACGGTTCGTAAAAAGTTTGAGTGTGTCTTGAAAAGAATCCAACAGAATATGATCCTGTTGTCCCTGTTAAATTTTCAACCTGTGGTAAAAACGCAATACCCCAACCAACAGGATTTAACGTATCTCCTTTAAGAATACCTTCAATTTCTTCTGTCATATCAAACTCAATATTCTCATCACCAAATTCAAAGTGTTGGATGTCAACAATTGTTATCGATGAATAGTTAACTCCTGTACCTGTAGATGTATTTAAATTATTGTAAATTCCGGGATTTCCCCAAAAATCTATAGTTGTTGTTTGATACCAATTTGATGGTCTATCTGAAAAGTTTTTATCGTTAGGTACTGTAGATATAATATTAGCGTAGTCGTAACCAACCCCTTCGTCCCAAATTTGAGGTTTATCAGGATCCAAATCAAAATATGGTATCCTAAAAAGAATTAAATCGAATGATGTTGCTCTTAATCTACCTTCAGAATTCTTTTCATTTAAAAATTCTTTATTAAAGAATGATGTATTTGTCATTCTTAACGTATGTTTAATGTTATTATTATCACACAAAGGATTTATAATCCCATCGTTATATTTTTCTTTAAGTAGAGTTAAATCCAAATCAAATATAAATCTACTAAACCCCCTTGGGTTTAAAAGATCATCATTCCCATAAAACAATTCGATTACAGGGTTTCTACCCGTATTTGTTAAACTGTTGGAAATTATGGTATTATTCCTACTGAAATATGAATTATTAATCGACATTTACTTTTTTATAATAAATATCAATTAATTCTAATATTTTGATTTAATATTGTATTTGGTGCGTTTAATAGTTGTTCTAAAATTTCTGAAGTTCTAGTTCCGTCCCTTCCGACAGGTACCGGAGATAATCCATGGAATGGATGTACGTGTGAAATTAAAAATTTAACGATCAAATTAATAAGTTTCATTAATTCATCTCCCCTAACCATAGGATCTGTTTTTGGAATTATTTCTTTGGTGTATTTATCTTCTTTTATTCCGTATAATGTTGAACTTAAATCTATTTTTCCTTTTGATGGTATCTCTGTTCCGTGAGACAAAATAAATACTTTTTCGGCACCCATTGTTGAATATGTTATTGGTGCGGTTGAATATAGTATTGGAATATATGTTGATTTATTAATTCTAATTGGTCTTGAGGTTTTATTATAGTCCCAAACTAAATTATAACCTGTTTTTGTGTCGTTTGAATTTAATTTAACTTTGTTACTTATTTTACTAACATTGTCAATCTCTGTTGGTGTTGCTCCTGTAAGATTTATTAGTTTATCGTAAGTGTTTAGTGTAGGCCTAAAGTAAAATGGAAATTGATCATAAACGTTATGTATTGTATATCCGCTAATATTAATTGACCCCTCATTAACCCCTTTAATAAAATCATTAATTAATGTGTAAGTTTCTTTTAATGATTTACCAACAAATTGTATATAGTATTCAGGAGCCCCTACTATTTGAGACACGTTACTAACAACACTAAAATCTTTTGACTCTAATGATACGTTTAGGGTTCCTGTTAAGTTATACGGAACATTATATAAATAAATTGTACCTGTAAATGCATCCATTGTATTATCAGGATTTATGATGTCCCAATCAACAACTTTTCTTATTGGTTTACTATCAACAAATATTGTTTGTTCTTCTCTTTCTTCCCCATTTTCAGATTTTGTACTATAATTACTTAAATGTAAAAATGCTCTTTTTTCATTTTCTATTGGGAATTTATTAACATCAAAAATACTATTTGTTTTACCGGCTCTTAATAGTAATTCATTTTTCTTAACAATAACATCCGCAGTTCCCCTACCTAATAAAGAAGTATCTCCAGGTTCAGGAAAGATCCCAAAACTTTGTATATTTCTATATTCACCTTTTTGGTTTTTAAGAGAAAGTGATTGTTTTATTTTAGAACCTGCGGCCGTAAATTTCTTTGCTGACTCAAAGAGTTCAAAATTTGTTGTTTGTGGTGATGAGAATGGACCTTGTATGTAATACTGATTTAAATTATCAAAAGACTTGTCTTGATAAATTATGTTGACCAACTCGTCTTTTTCTGGTATTTGACTAATATAAAACGGTAACAAAGATATAAATAAAAACGGGTCTCTTTGAGTCCACGGATCTGTTTCATCACTCCAATTAGGAATAGAGTTAATTACCGCCTGATAATCTTTAACTTCAGGTCTAACTCTTAACCTACCCAATACCATAGGATCTTTATTGTCTAAAACAACCCCAGGAAATATTATTTGATTTTCATTACCCGCCATTTCTACTATTTTGTTCTTTTAAAATTGTGTTATATGTTGTTTCTATTTTGTCTAAATAATTAGACAACATTAATAATTTACTTTTAGTCTGATCAAATTCACCATTTAAAAATTCTAAAACTTTGGTTAAATCTTTATTAGATTTATTTTTATAATCTTTTACTATTTCCGCTATTTTTTCTGCGTCTTTAATATCCATGTTATATTTTTTTACCACTTAAATTCATTGGCATTACGATCCCGCCAGGAACCCAAGTACCATATCCTGTTATACCTTCTACTTTACTGTTTTCATCTTCTTCTTTTTTATTCGCCTTTAACTGTGAGAAAAGAGACGCCAATCCTAAATTGGGACTTCCGTCTGGCATAGGACCTGTTGGCAAACCTACTTTTTGATATTCCTCAATAGAATTTACAAAGGCTCTTGATGCCGAATATCCACTTAATAGTTTTGTTGCGACTAACAAAGGTTTTGGTACTGTATCACCAAATCCACTTATTGCGATTTTTAATAACTGTAAGATTTCATCAACCACCCCCTTACACTCCCTCCAATCCTTTATTAATCTCGCGACGGTTAAGATTATTTCAATTAGTCTTAATATAATTCTTAGTCTTGTTTGAGAGGTCTCTTTTGTTACATCTAAAATTATTGCTTGTAATAAGTTTTGAATATCTTTTTTAATAATGTTAAAAAGTTCCTGTATGAAAATTGCACCTATTTGAGACATTATTTGACTTACCATCCTAAAAAATTTCTTAACAAAATCCATTAAAGATTTTACCAAGTCCCCAATTGTGGACCCAAGAGATTTTAACATTACCATTATCGGTAATAAAACTTTAGGAGATAGTAATGCAAATAAAATTGATTTAGGTAAATTTTTTAATAGACTTAGATCAAAATTTATTTTAATTCCAAAACCACTATCATTAGATGCGTTTACAACCGCAGAACTTGCGTTGTCAACCGTAGCATCAACAGTTTGTCCCGATATAAAAATTAAATCACTAATTGCATCATTTATTAAAACAGGGTCTATAGGGACGTTTACATTATCACAATCCTCAAAAACAATAACCCCTTGATAGATATTATTTATTCTTTCCTCTATTTCAAATAGATCAACACTTGTAAATTCAAAAAATGATTCGTCAACCTCATCTAATTCTGAAGTTTTTGATGTTCCAGCAACATCTATCTCTTTGTTTGAATCAAAACATAAACCTAAAATTCTTTGTAAGATTATTTGGAACTTTGAGAAGTCTCCGATTTTTAAATTACCTGAACCAGACTGTATTGATAAAAATCCTGTTAACATCTCAAACAACATAGCAATTACATTGTTAAAATCTAAAATATCTAAAGACGCATAATAATCCTTTAATGTTTCTGAAATTTTATTTATACCTGAAGATCTTGACTGTAATGTTACTTTATAAAATTGACCTGGGTTACCGATACCGTCCTGTAAAACAAACTCAATATCAAAAAGATTTTGACCCGAAGCCCCTCTATAGTATTGACCATATTGATTAAAAAATGAGGTACCCAATGATTGTATTCTATTATACAACTCTTTGTTCATTGCGAAAGGAATAGACCCAACGTTTATAGATTGTTTTTCGTATAAAATTTTATTCTTGTCATCTGATGGATCTTTTTTTAGTAATGATAATAAATCAATTGACCTAACAGGAATATATAATGGTTGGTTTGGATTAAACTCCTGATCTTGACTACAACCAATTGTATTAATTGATTCTTTTAAAAGGATCTCAACTAACTTTGGTTTACAATTTGCTAAGGCTCTTACAAATGTTTTTTTTAAATATTCTATAGTATTAGCCCCTTTTCTATTTGTTAAACTTGCAATATCAACTAATTCGTCTAATTGTGTTTTTTGTTTTTTTTGAGATCTTTTTTTTTCTTTCTCCGCCTCTGATTTAGACCTTCTATTTTTTTTAGAATTAACTTCTTCGTTATCTCCTTTTTTCTTAGATAATTGGGCAATATCTTGTCTTACCTGATTATAGGTTTTCGCGGCGTTTATTTTACTTTTAACATCACCATAACTAAAGTTTAAATCTTGTGATGGCATTACTTATTAAGTTTGTAGTTTTTATCGTCAGTGTCTTTATTAATTAAAGATTTTAAAATATCGTCGTCCATTTCTAAATCAGATAAAGTAAAGTTATCTTGTTTTTCTTGAGACTTTTGCCAAATTTGTGCTTGGAGTTTTGATAGAGAAAGTTTTTTCTCAACACAGTCATTTATAATTTTTTGTTGTTTTTCAATCACAGGACCTATAAGAGTCATATCTTCAGGTTCTTTCATCATTGTTAACATTTTATTTTGAATCCTAATTGCGGTATTTCTTTGCTCAACAATTTCATTGTAGATTTCTTGCATTAAAGATAACAATGAGTCTTTAGTTAAATTAATTTCTTTTTTTGGAGGTCTTGGCATATCAATAAATATTTTTGTTTTTATTTTAGGATTTCATTAATTATTTCTTGATATATTTTTTTATATCTCTTTAAAGAATTCCTTATTTCTTTTGTGGATAAATTTGTCATTTCTCGTATTTCAAATAAAACAACATTTTTATTGAACTTATTATTATTTGTATTTTCAACAAAAATATTATTATAGTTTTTAAAGATTTCCATTAAAGCCTCACCTAACTTAATTTCTTGATCGCTAATGTTTTTTTCGTTCATAGAGTCAGATAATTTAATAATAAATTTATTTATTATTTCCTCAGTTGATACATCATCATTATCTATGTGGTAAATCATATCAGGGGCATTATGTAGGTCCGCAGAGATATCTTCATAAGATACTTTACGATTCATTTCTTTTTGGTCTTTGAGTATTTGACCCATAAGGTAGTTTTTACATATTGTACCAAAATACGAGTAAGCCTTTTTTTCTTTTGATGGTTTAAATTTATCTACTTTAGTCATCAAAAATGAATGAGTGTCTGTATGGATCTCATTAAAATCCATATCTTTTCTGTATAATTTATATCGTCTTATAATTGACGATATCATTTTATCTAAGGGAAATTTTAAATAATCATTATATATTTTGTTCTTTTCGTCCATTGTAGTTGCGGTTAGATACATTCTAACCGCAGTCTCTTGTGGTTCATCAAAATAATTATTTAACTTAGGTTTTCTTCCCTTCTTTTTCTTTTCATCCGTGTCTTCATTTAATTCAACATTTAATTCCATCAAACCTCTTGTGGTTCATACTTTATCTCTCTTTGTTTGATATAGAAATATTCTTTTTTTGCTGAGTCAATCCAAAATTTGGCTTCATCTTCACTTATTCTGTTATCACCATTTTTGTAATTCCAAAAAATAGACCCTTCTCTTAAATTCATATGTTTGTAACCAATTTTAGGTATTGACATGACCTTAACGGAATTTTGTGTCAACCTTAAAAAGAATTCATAACCAAAAGTTAATTTAATATTATTTTTTAACCCTCCATTATTAATAAATTCTTCTTTTTTAATAACCAATCCCGAAATTTGAAAATTTTGATAGTTGAGTAGTGTTTCATTAGTTAGAATCCCCATGTCTTGTGATATGTTTGCGGCAAAAGTGGCCTCATTAGTAAACCCAACAAAAACTCCTTGATCGTTAACGTCAACAACAATAGGTAAAAATAACCCAACATTTTTATAAATGTCCATATATTTTGATGCGTTTTTAAACCAAATGTTAGAGTACTCATCATCAAACTCTAATAGAGATACCCAAGTTGAGTTTGCTGAAGACACACCATAGTTAACTTGGTCTGCAAAATTAGGTTCCTTTTCCCAAACTAATTTTACAACATTAAGACCTTCAAAATCATATGAGTTAATGTGATCAGTTAAATCTGTTTCATCACAATAAACAATTACTAATTCATTCACAAAATCTTTTTGATTTTTAACTGAAGTGATACATTTATTAAAATAATCCTCGAAGTTTCTGGCTTTACCTGATTTAATAGGTAGTACTACCGATATTGTATTTTTATTTTCCATATTTATATTGTTTCTAATTTATTTAATTGGGATTCAAAACTTTCCAATCTTGTGTTTATTGCTCCATTAAAGAATTCAAGAACATCTGATTTAAATTTTTCTTCATTGGATAAATTTTCTGATGTTTTTTCCATGTTTAAATAAAGTTCAGGGTTAATATTGTCTTCTAACCAATTTTGGATAAAGTCGGCAATTACGTCAGGTAACATATTTTTATTGTTAATCCAAACACCATTATCTTCTCCCATCCAATTTGGAACTAAGTTAGGTACTAAACCAATAACAGGGATCCCCATTTTAATTGATTCCAATGGGAAAGTTCCCCAACCACTAACTTCGTCAATCCAGACAGAAACAAAACTATCTTTCATTGCTTCGGCAAATTCTACTTCAGATAGACCTCTTAAATCTCTAAATGTTAACCATCTATATTGTGGGAATTTGACGTAAAAAGTTTTAATTAAATTTGTTGTGTCTCTATGGTCTCTTGTGTGAATTGAGATAATTGTCTTAGGTGGAAGTTCCTGTTTTTTAAATGTCTCAGAAATTTTAGGCTCAATTACATCCACAGAAACATTTCTAACAACATTCTTAATATATTCTTTTTGATTTTCAGATGTTGTTAAACATTTTAAAAACCCTAAAAGAGGCCATGTTTGTCCAGGTTGTAAAGTTTCAAAAATATAGTCATAAGATTGACAAAGAACAATTTTACCACAAGGTAAGTTTGTAATTTGATCCATAACGAAACCATAAATTTCAGGAATTACAATAAGATCTTCAGGAGAGACATCTAAGTTAGTACCTTCAATTGCCTTATGAGGTAACTCAGTCATATACTCTTCACTAAGCCAACTTGATACTCCGAAGTAATCTGGTTTTTCGTGAAGGATAATAGGGTTAAATCCTTCTTTTTTTAATTCCATCGCAATTTCGTAGATATATCTAACCGATGCCTTGGCATTTCCTTTAGTGTCTTGTACTAGAAAATAAATTCTAGATTTTTTGTCTTTCATGTTTTGAATAGACCTTTCTAACTTTGTTATTTGTTCAGCATTCATATTTTATAATTTAGTTATTATTTTTTTCATTAATAGGGTGTTAAACGCGATTTTAAAAGGTATTGATACTTCATTACTTTTTAATCCTAAATCTTCGTCAACTTCGTTACTTTCCGTGAGAACAGTTTCTAGCATCGATTTAATAACCTCATATTTTACTAAATGTATTTGAGGTTCTCCGCTAACAATCGCCAAATTGACATAGTTCTCCATTACGTCAAGATCAACATAATAGTTTTCATTCAATATTTTAAACATTGTAATTTATTTTTTTTAATTCCTCCTCAAATTCAGATAATGATTTAATCGTAAATTCTGAAGGTATGTGTTTATTGTATTGGGTTTCATATTTTATTAAAATTTTATCCTCATACTTATTCAATAATAAGTCAGGGTTTGATGTAAGTAAAATATCAATTTCATTAAACATTTTATTTTTTGTTATTTCACTATAAAATAATACTTTTTCTATTAAACAACCAAACTTGGACAAAAAGAACAAAGATGATGGTTTTGACCTACCGATTTCATCTGAAACAATCATTAAGTCGTAAGTATCTCTTAAGTTATAGTAAATATCATTTAATATATTAAATGATAACATTTCACTAGATGGGGCATGACCAAACAATTCCATTGTATACTCCTCATACATAAAAGAATATAAATCATCTTTTGATGGAAATGAAAAATGAGAACTTAAATCTAAAGATGTGACATCATTTAATATTTCATATTTAAATTGACTTTCCGCTAATTCTAATTCAGTGTTGCCGGAAAGATCCATCAAATACGTCTGATTAGTTTGGTCAACCTCACTTTTATCAATCATATGTTTTTCATAAAGTTGTGTAAATTTACCGATGGTGTCTCTAAGAACACCATTAATTTCAATCCCTATTCTCTTCATACTTATCTAAAATTTGAGTAATTAATGGGTTTCTAACATTTTTGGCGTCTTTAAAATCATAAAGACCAATTTTATTAACATTTTTAAATCTTTTCAATGCGTCATATAATCCTGATTGAGTCTTGTCTTTATATCGGTCAGTTTGTTCAAGATCCCCTGATATGAAGAATTTACTATTATAACCAATTCTTGTTACCAATAGTTTCATCTGATTAGGGGTTGAGTTCTGAGCTTCTTCAAAAATAAGAATTGAGTTATCGATATTCATACCTCTCATATATGCCAAAGCAAATACCTCAATGATATCGGCTTTTTTTAATTCTTCCCTTGCCTCTTTACCAATGATTTTATTTAAAAGGTAATACGAGGGAAAAATGTAAGGGTCTAATTTTTCTTCTAAGTTTCCAGGTAAAGATCCTAATTTTTCTTCGGCTTCAACCGCAGGTCTAACAATAATTATTTTCTCGTAAGAGTTGTTCGGATCAATTAACAAATCAACCGCCGCCTTCATTGAAATGAAACTTTTACCGACTCCTGCAGGTCCTGAACAAATTGTGATTTCTTTTTCTTTCAGAAGGTTATAATATTCTTCTTGATGGTCAGATAAAAATTTATTTTTTTGTTTCTTTTTTATTATTGTATTAATAAAATCTTTTTTGGAAATTGGTTGTGATGTTGGGGTTTCTTCTTTTTGTGGTACTATTTTTTTTCTTGTCATTTTAAATTATTATTTGTTTATTATGTTAACTGATTATTCTACATAGAGTTTTATTTACCTCTCAGTTCATAACCTTCTTCATCGTGTCGACAAGTTAAGTCATTAATATATTTACTTTTTAATTTATTATTAACAATAAATTTAGAGACCCTACTCCAGTATTCCGCATCTCCAGGAGACCCAACTGTACCTGTTTCTTTAAACAAATCAATATATCTTAATGGAATAGTTTTAATATTCATACAAACTGAAGAATGTATTACCCCGCAAGGAACGGGTAAAAAATCAATATACTTATCGTTAGATGTTATTCTTGGTAAATATCCATTCTTATAGGTTGATTTGGTGATAATAAAATCTGTTTTATCATTATTAACTAATTTGGCTATCTCTTCTAAGTGGTTTGGATACCAAAAATCGTCGTGATTTAAAAAACAAACGTAATCTATATTTTCTTTTACACAAAGATCCATAGCGTAATTTGTGGCAAAAGTTCCGGCATATGACCATAAAGCTTGTTTGTTATCACCATATACATCCCTTTCGTGCGCGAATTCTAAATTCTCACAATAATTGTCGGTTAAACTTATTAATTTTTTATATTGGTTAAACTCAATTTCGTCTTCATACCTATCCCCTATTAAAAATATTTTATAATTTTTATATGTTTGGTTTAATACGGAATTTAGAGTATTTGTTAAATACTCAATAGTCTTACCGTCTTTTCTTTTATATGTACAAATTATTACCCCTATTTTCATTTTTTTCCTTTTTTACAAACAAACATTATACTAGAACATAGATCAGGATATTGTTGGCCTAATTTAAAACAACCATCCAAATATTCTTTAGAAATAATGTCAGTACTTAATAATCTGTCCCATTGAAAGTTGGCTAAAGCCTTAAAAAAAATTCCACTCCTATGTAAGATTTCTAAACCTGATTCTGTTATATCTCGTTCTAAAGTATCTAACGTATAGGTTATATTGTGTCCGTGTTTTTTTTCTGATTCGGTAATCGCATTATTGTTTGATATAAGACCCATTTTAACCGCAATTTGTCTGGACGGAGCATTTGCATTTGGACAAACAACAAATAAGACACCGTCATCTGTTAACCAGTTATCGTTTATTTTTTTTAATAACCTTACAGGGTTATCTATATGTTCTAAAACATGAGTTAAAATAACGTTATCAAACTTTTCTGACATATTTAAATCCTCAAAAGTCGATAAGATAATGTTTACATCATTATTAAATTTTTTATTTGCAATCTTAACCGCATCTTCAGATCCCTCAATACAAGTTATTTTTTTAAAAAAAGGAATAATTTTTTCTGTAAAATCTCCTTTATAACTACCTAATTCTAAAACATTATCTCCTTTAAAAAAAGGGATAAAAGATTTAACCATGTAGTTGTGCATCACATCAAAATCAAAGTTGTAAGAGTATTTGTGATCTTTAGTGTCTAAAGATTCTTCATTATAATTTCTTGTTGTATCTAATTTCATAATTAACTTATTTTCAGTTTGATCATTTATTTTAAATTTATTTCTTTTATAAAATTTAATAGCATTTAGGTTATTTTTAAATACTTCTAAGGTTATTTCACAATAATTTTGAGATATTACATATTCTTTACAATTATATAATAGTTCTTTGGCAATACCATTTTTTTGATAATTGTACTCAACGCTTACATTAGTAATAAAGGATGTTTTATTTTTTGGGTTGGTGTATAGAACTAACAACCCAATTAAGTTGGAGTTATGGTAACATTCAAATCTTACTCCCTTATTATGTAATTTTTTAGAATACATTTCTATGTCAACATAATCACCTAAACTTGGGGTAAATAGATTTGAGCATTTTTTTAAATGGTCTGTAATGTTCTCTAAACTAGAATTATTTACTTTATACTCAAACATTTTTTTCTAAGATTGCTAAACCAAAACCATATTTACCAAAATCATTGCCGTTATAAGTCATATATGTTTCATTATTTATTTTAAAAACGTGAGGGTAGTGTTGCATTGTACTGTCCCACCCGCCTTCTGAATAGGATATTCCTGACTCACTGTCTTTACGATTCCAATTGAATAAATCTTTTGACGTTGCGTAACCTATTTTATATCCTCTCCCTAAAGTCTCTCTAAAATCTGTCCCCTCTCTGTACACAAAATACATATGATATTCTCCGTTATATTCAAAAACATCGGGACCTGCTTGGCATTCATTTTCACCTAAAACATCGTTTATAATATTTTTATTATATCTTTCCCATTTTATTCCATCTTTAGATGTTGCCATTCTATTTTTATAAATTATTTCTGGTCTACCGTTTACGTTTATCCATTTTGTTCCTGATAAATAAAACATAAACCATTCATTATTAAATTTTCTAATTTTTGGTCCACTAATAACAAAAGGTTCGTCTAAATCTGCAGAAATGATTGGTCCTTTACCTAATCTTTTAAATGTTTCTCCATTATCATAACTAATCGCAACCCCAATTGAGGTGTTAAATGGTACTGATTGTCCTCTTGTCCATCCCGCATAATAGAAAAGAATTTTGTCTCCATCAACAATATTAGAAGATGGATAAACCGCAAATTCATCAAATGTTCCTAATTCCCCTAGATCCATTATTGGTTTATCTGAAACTCTTATTATTTTAGTTAGATCTTCTTTATCAACGTCTAAAAATGTGGTGTATGATTTTGCAAATCCATTTATATCGTTTTCAGGTCTACAAGAAAAATATATCCTTACAACCTCATCCAATACTAAAGTATGAGTACATTGGGAGTGGGTCTTCATCCAAGACCGATCAATCCCATCATTCCATTTTGTTGGATCAAATATATGTCCTAGTTTTTTCCATTTCATATTAAAGTATAATTATTTAAATATTCTTTTATTTGGTTTCTTGAATTAAACATCATTACATCAATTATTGACAACCAAGGAACAAATTCATTATTAAATTGTGTATATTGGATTGGGTTTGATTTGATGAAATTGAGTTCAATATTATTTTGTTTAAAGGTTTCTTTGTTATATAATTCTACCCCACCTATAGAGTTTATATAAATATCCGCATTTTGTTCTTTACATAAGGATAAGACTTTATCTTGAGATTTCAAAGTATGGTCTGTATCTATTGTAGAAGAGATTATAATAGGTGTTTTAATTTCTAAATGATCATTCATTAAAACGATACTATCGTATATAAATTTAAATAAATTAACCTCAGAATTATTTAAACATTTTGAAATTAACTCAAATGTTTCTTGAAAATAAGGGGATTTACCATATGAAGACTTAATAATATTTAACATCTTACTTTTATCTTTCTCCCATGACTTAGATAATTCTCGTTTTACTACATCTAAATAATCTGAGTCTTTTTTAATGGGTAAGGTAATAAGATGGTCTTTTCCATTTGATAAGATGCGGTTTCGGTTTATCCATCCTTTTTTAGTGTATTGGATATTATCATATATAACAAACATATCAACAGAATTTATTAATTGGAAATAACCAATGTATGGCATAAAATAAGGTTGCATTATTGCAATTTTTTTACTCATATTTTATTAAATCTTTTTTTTAATTTTGTCATATATTCTATACCTTCTCTTATTGCATTATTTTTTTCCTCTGTTGACAAACCAGACCAAGCTCCACCAACAGGATTATATGTGGTCATAAAACTATTAATATAATACATATCCCCAACAAGAAAAAGATAATTTTGCATAATACTGTCCGGAGTGTCATCTTGTGTTATATTTTCTATATTAGAACATCTAATAACTCTAGACGACGTATGACTTAAAGATGTGAACTCTTCATCTTTATATATTTTTGTCTCGTAATTATGTTTTATTAGTGGGTTTTCTTTCACTATTGTGTTATGGGAACTAAAAGAACAATTTTTGTTTTTTTCTAATAAATCTACTTGTAATTGTAATTTATTTTGGTCGCACCAATAGTCATCACCATCACAATAAGCAAGATAATCATTATCTAAATTTAATTTAATTGCGTTATAATAATTATATTTTGGTCCTAAATTTTTTTTATTTGTGTTTAGTATAATTTTGTTTGGGTATTTTTTAACATACTCATTACAAATATTAGTCGTATTGTCAGTAGAACAATCATCTGTAATAAATATTTTATGATCATATTTAATATTTTGGTTAAGTATAGATTCAATACATCTGGTTATATATTTTTCGTGATTATATGTCACAATAATAGATGTTACTTTTAACATATTAACAAATATTTATTTTTTATATATCTCAAATTTAGATAAATCAGGATATGGCATTTCTAAGTCCTCATTGTGTTTTGGGGTTTCTCCATGGTAAAATTGGTTCATGAGAAGCAACCCACGAGCGGCTAGTTCAGGCATCATATAAAAATTCCAACCTAACATATCAAAATTATCATCATGGTATGAACATTCTCTTCTACCACTATATCTTGCCCTTTTAAACCAAAGATACGCATCATGATTGTCGGTTAAAATTGCCCCACCTTTTGAAAGTTTAAAATGTTTGTAGGGACCTGTAAATGAAATACACATATGAGTATTTGGTATATACATATTATGAGTAAAACTTAATGCGGAATCCCAAACATTACTACCAACTAAATTATAGGACCCTTTTATTGTCTTACCCTCAACAGGTAAAAAATTTACTTTTAAACCTGCATGTATAATTTCACATGGTACGGATGGGTATGTCCTTGAAGGTATTGATATTGTTTCTTCTGTTATACTTTTTTTTACATTTTTTTCATAAAAAAGAGATAAGAATAACGCATTACTTTGGTTATCAACAGTGACCACATACGGGGCTCCCGTATAGTCAGATAAAGATTTTTCAAAATCTTCGGTTATTTTATAAACACCATTTGCCATTTTTAAACTATTATAATTTTGTCTTTTATTTTTTCAATTACATTTTCATTAATCATAGGAATAAAATTATGATTGTAATCATAAATAAAGTCTTCATCTTTTTTTGGGTCTTCGTTTCTTGTTTTAGATTCATAGTGGTAAGCAACACAATCCCCACAAATATAATTTTTATGGTTACCACATAATAATTTAATATTTAATTCCACATCTTCTAAACAAGAAATGTAATTTTCATTAAACATACCTTGTTTAATAAATGTGGTTTTTCTTACCAATAACAAACCTCCAGTACTTCCAATCACCTCTTTTAAATTATTATGATAGTTATAATAGTTTTTAAAATTAAGATGACCTAAACCAAATGAATTATTCTTTCTATTTAATGTGATAAAAATTCCGTCATGTTGTATGGTATTATCCTCAAAATGTAATCTACAACCAACGCTACCCGTATTTTTGTGTTCATTAAAAACGTTTAACATTCCGGATATTACATCATTTAAAATTTTAATATCGTTATTACAGAATAGTAAAAATTCATAATCATCACTAATTTGGTTTTTAACTACATTATTATTTATTTTTGCAAAATTGTAGTAATCATATATAATTAATTTTACATTACCAATAGGTAGTATTTTATTTTTTATAATCTCTAGTTCATCATTATTTGATCCTGTGTCCGCAATAAATACATCAAAAATATTTGGGTCGCAATTATCATAAAATGATTTTACACATTCGTATAACATATTAACATTTCCTTTTGTTGGTATTATAATTGCAATTTTTTTAAACTTTTTAAATTGTTTACGTTTTATTTGTGGAGCATAGACTGACTCAGGTTTTAAATCTAAAGGTAATTTATCCCCCCACTTCTCAATAAATTTATTTTTACTCTCCCAAAATTCTTGGTTTGGTTGACCTACAGATTGGTGAGTAATTTCAAATGAGGTAGTAACACCAATTTTAACATCATCAAGGTAATTTGGAATACAAAATCCGTGATCATAAAAATGGAACTTACCAATTGTTTCATCAAAGGTATGTTTAATTTTTGTTTTATCAAAAGAAATAAATAAACCATCAATTGTTACAACAGGAATTAAAAAAGGTAATTTAGGTGAATATCTACTTAACCATTTTTTTTGTCCGTCAGGGTGGTGATAAACTTGACCCACCATAGTCTGACTTAATTTTTCCCAATATACTCCCGACTCAGGAAAGTAACAAGATCCTGCCTTTCCTATAATTCCAAATTCAGGATTAGATACGAAATCATTAATTAATTTTTTACCCCAACCCTTTTCTAATTTAATGTCATTGTGACAACAAACTATAATATTGTGTTTAGATTCTTTAATACCTTTATTATAAAGTTCGGATAATGAATATTGGTTGTGGTTTATGTACTCCAATATTTGGATGTTATCAATACCTGATGTTTGTAATAAATGTTGTTTAAATTTAGAATTATATTCTAAGTCTTTATGTGTTGAGTATAATATTGTTATCATAGTTTTCTAAATTCATTTTTATATACCAGTACTCCCAAACCCGTTGTCGGATCTATCTTTATTTTCAACCTCAGAAACTTTAACAATGTCAATCCATTTACCACAAACAACAGGACATAAAACCGCTTGAGCTATTTTCATTCCTTTTGTTACTATAAAGTCTTCTTTATTTGTGTTAAATAATATTACTTTTATTTCTCCTGTATATCCTTGATCAACAGTTCCTGGCGAATTTAAAACAAATAACCCTTGGTTTAATGCCAATCCACTTTTAGATCTAATTTGTATTTCATGATTTTCGGGAACATCAATTACAATTCCTGTTGGGATTAGTTGTCTACCCATAGATGGTATTACAAATTCATCTACAGAATATAAATCCACACCAGAATCTGTGTCATATGCAAATTTAGGTAAAACTGCGTCCCCGTGAATTAATTTAATTTTCATTTGAACTTTAGGGACATCTTCGGTAAAAACCCTTTCCAGCTCATTAAGATCAATACCATACTCATTCATTAGAGCTTCTAACTCTAAGTCATCATTTACTTCGTTCTCACTAAATAAACTTTCAAGATCTTTAGTTTGTGATAATATTTTATTTAATTGATTTTTATCCATTATTTTAAATCTTTTAATTGTTTTATGAATTCAACTAATACATCAACATCTTTTTCACAATACTCAGCAATTTGGGGTAATTTTTGTTCTACCCAATAAGCGTGATGTACTTTATCTCCTGTTATTTCTCCGTCTTTAGGTGTTGGTATTCCCATTGTGGAACAAACCAAATCTAAGGAACCTATTGACGTGTAAGACCCATATTGCCAAATTTCTTTTGTGTCAATTGCTTTAACCTCCCAAGGCTTCGTATCGTAAGATGGTAATAACTTAGACGGTAAAATTCCGTTTATTATCATTCTTTTTGCCAACATAGGAATATCAAAATTCTTTAAGTTATGACCACATAGATAGAAATCTAATTTATGACATCTATCGAGAAGACTTCTCACTTGTGTTAATAAAACTTTTTCATCATCACCTGAGAATGTTTGTTTTTTTACTTCTCCGTTATCCATAACAAACGCCATAGAAACACAAACAATTTTTGCAAACTCAGGAACTAATGCTGATCGTTTTTTAAAAACTTCTTCTATTGATAATCCATTATCTTCTGGAAATCTTTTTTGAAACCAATCAAAATATTTCTCAAACTGTTCTGCAATTTCAGGACTAAATCTTTCGCAAGATTCTAAATCAGGACAACCTCCAACAGTTTCAATGTCAAGGAATAAAATTTTTGTTATAGGTACGTTAATCATCTTTATACTATTTTTCTTATAATAAATTCATTACTACTTTTTAAATCTGGATTATTGGTTTTTTTTATTAAATCATAATTTAAACTACCAATAATTTCGTATTCATTTTTATCTAAATTATTTACAATATCATTTACCGCAGGATAAACGCCAGGACTATGAACATCATCTAAGTAGTCGTCAAAAACTATGAAACCTCCAGGTAAAACCAAATCTTTATAGTTTTCAAAGTCTTTTATGACCGCATTATATTTATGGTCACCATCAATAAATAAAATATCAACATTTTTAATTAAATCGTAAACTTTTTTAATTGTTTCTTCTGATTTAGAATCCCCCTCAATATAATCATATTCGCAATTGTCATGTTTAAAGTTGTTAACATTTTTTATTGGAATTTCTTTTTTTATTGGGTATCCTATGTCGACGCTGATTATTTTTTTAACTTTTTGGTTTTTAGACATTAAAGATGCGGATCCTCCCGCAAAAGTTCCTATTTCCATGTATGTGATATTATCTTTATCAATATTCTCACATAAATCATAAAGAATATGAAAATGATTGTGAAAAGTATGTCTTTCCATATTTTTTATAATTTCATTAACTATGTTTAACGAAATTTCAGTTATATTAATATTTGTCATTATTATTTAATTAAAGATTTATAAAATTGATATCTTTCGCGAGTAACGTTATTAAGGTCATATTTGTCTTTTACGGTTTCATAAAGTCTTTCTCCAAGATCAACAATCATACTTGGATTGTCGACCAACTTTTTAATATTTTTTGCCCAATCACTATGGTTATTATTTTCGTTAACCAATAAAGCGTTACCATCGGTAAATTTACCTTGATGTAAAGCGTGTTTTAAATCAATCGTGTATGGACCAACATTTGATGCAATTAAAGCTTTCTTATAAAATCCTGCCTCAATAACTTTCAATTGAGACTTCATTCTATTAAAGATATGATTTTGAATTGGTGATAACGATATGTCAAATTTAGAATAATTTTTAGCATATGACGTTACAGGTTTTGTCCATACTCTTACATAGTTCTCGTTATTTAAAGACCCAAAATAGGTTTCATCCGTAAATTTATTTAAAAACTCTTTGTATTTTGGTGAAACTATTTTGTAGTTATTAGTAAAAATTTCTTCGTACTTAACCCATACAGTTTCTTCAGGGTTGATTGGTCTTTGTTTCTTTTCTCCTGTTTGTTTATTTATTTCGGTAACCATACCTCTTGTGTCAAAACCACAAACATAAAATTGTAATTTATCTTGTATTTGGGATAATTTGCTAACCGTCCCATCTAATAATTTTAAATCATGTAAGTGAGAGGATCCCCCTAACCAACCTACTCTTATTTTATCTGAAGGTAATGTTTCCTCATTGTATTGAGGATCCTGTGGGTCTATTGCGTTTGGTAACACAATAACATTTTTATTAAATTTTCTAATCTCATTAGCAAAAATTTCAGTGGTTGTTGTTACGTATGAGGCGGCTTTAAGATTTTGAACTATTTTTTCATGTATCTTATTTGCCAAGATAAGTTGTTGTATTGGATGTTCCTTTGTTGGTAACCAATAATCATCAATATCCCCAACAACAATAATTCCTTCTGATTTTAATTTATTTATTAAAGATAAAGATTTCTCATAATCTTGCCCAATACTTCTATGAAAATGAACAATTTGGTATTTTTTAAAATAGTTGATGTCATCAACGTTTGGTTGATAATCAATATCAATATGAAATTCTTCAGGGTACATGTTTTGTAATTTAACATGTGGATCTATAGATCTATATTTACCAACACCTGATTGATCTGAAGGTAATACTAATACGTTAATTTTTTCCATAACAAAAATATATCTAAATATTATGGAAATATCAACCTAAAAGACAATAAAAAATCCCCACCTTAAAAGACGAGGATTTAAAAATTTTTATTATAGTTTAAACTTATCTTGCAATCTTTTTAACTTTTAAAAGTTTACCTTCAAAGATATGTTGACCAACTCTAAATTTAAAAATATCATTAGTACTTGATTCTGACTCGGTTAATAATCCATTACTTCTTAAAACATCCTCAACTGTCTCTTTCACTATGTTTTTAATGTCATTTGCGGTAAGACCTATCTGAGGTACTTTATTTTGAATTGTTGGACTTTGTTTTTTTGATTCCCCTATGTTATCTCCTTTGGCATTAATATTCATAAGTCTTGATGCCTTTTCAACTAAGTCATCAGATAATACGGAATTGTTTAAAGGTCCTGATGGTTGTTGTATTGGGTGTTCAATCATCAATCTTTTAATTTCATCAGGTAATCTAGAATTTAAAATTTTATCTTCCGTATTATCAAATTGGTTTTGTTTTTTTTGTTTTACTGCGTCTTCAGATAAATATTCTTGAGGTATGTTGTAAGTTCCTTTTACAGGTTCGTACGTATCAACATTTATATTATTATCTAAAGATTCTGTTACTGTGTTTCTACCCATATTATTATGTTTTTGCATAATTTGTTTTGATATCTGTAGTTTTTGTAATAACGCTTCTTCTGAATTCATATTATTTAAATTTTTTTTATTAATCAAAAATTGCATTAATAACAACTCTTGACATACTTTTATCTCCGTTAGGGTTATAGTTTGGTCTAGGTTCGTTAAATTTCTCCATAGTTGGTTTTAATGCTATTATTTTATCTACTCTAAATAATCTCCAGCTTGGTAATGGTTTTTTACCTTTATACCCCCTATGTGAAGCTCCTTCCATATCCCATGCTCTTAAGACAGGGTTTCCGGATTTACTATACCCAAAACAAACAGGTTCAATAATTCTTAAACCTTTTCCTCCCGGTTCATCACCATCATAATAAACAATCACCCTACGCTTTTTTTTGATTGCGTCGACTATTGAGGATATTGATGCTACCTCAACAATAATGTCTTTAAATGAATTGTAAAGTTTCATTAGGTTAACGAAGCGTAAGGATATGGGTTGTCTGATTTATATTTGTTAATAACAATTTCTGATTTTCTTTCTAATTGGTCGGTTTTTGTTCCGCCATTTACAGTATCTAAGAAAACACCGGTACCTCTACCTTTATCATCACCATCACTCATTGCATCTTTATTAGTCGATGAATACTCGTTTGTGGTCTTATAATCATTTTTAGGTATTAGTTTTTTTCTTTCTTGATCTGCATATTTAGACAACAAATTATTTGGTTGACTAAAATCTAAAGGTTCTAAAGTTGGCATATTAAATTATTTTTTTTATTAAATCGTTTATCCTAATTAGGGTTTCTTTTATTTTTAAATTGTCTGTCATATCAGACGCATCAAATTCACTTGCTAAAGGTCCCAAGTCTTTAAGAAAATCCTTATCTATTGGGTCCTCTGGCATGTAATCATTTTTAATGGTCTTTGTAAAATTATCGGTATCTCTCAAACCTTTTATTGTGTTTGTTACCCAATTTCTCATTAAATCACCACCATTTAGTATGTACGGGGCATCTTCCTTGTTTCCATTATAATATCTAAACCAATTATCAATTCTTTCTAACTGTTGGAAAGTTGCGTTTTTAGAACTCCTTAATTCCTCATTTCTTTTATGACCCTCAACAGAAGAATCAGAATTAGGGACTTGTTGAAAACAAATTGTTAAATGATCCAACATTTCTTTTGGTACATCAATAATTTTATTATATAAATCTTTATTCACCTTTTTTTAAGATTTGTATTAATTTATTTAAGTTAATGTCTTCTTTATCTGCAATTGTTTTAATTGATTGTAGATTTTTTTTTATAATTCTATAAATAGGCGTCTCATCGTCAGATTTAAGTTTTTCTTTTTTTACAATATCTTCACTATCTGATTTTTTACTTAAAACTATTTCATCAATTAAAGTGTCTAACTTATCTTTTTCTAATTCGAACAATCTTCTTTTTGTATAACAATTTTTACATCTACCTCGTTTTTTTTCTTGTTTTAATTCTAAATCTAATTTTTTATCAAAACCAAAAACTTTACATCTCTCATCTCTTTCTAAAAACTCTTCAACTCCAAGGTTTTTCATCGATTTCATACATGCCGGATATGTTTTATCATATTTTGTTTCTTCACCACCAAACGTACCTGTTATATCTTCTTCATCTATTACAGGTTTGTCTTCTTCGGATTCACCATAATAAATTCTTGCAAATGGAAATTGACTTACTCTGGACATTCTTGCCGTTTGATCCGTTGTTTTTCTTGGGTGGTGATTTAATTTTAAAATTGGAACATTAGATCCAATTGGAGATCCGTCGGACGAAACCAATTCGTCAATTTCACCATCGGTTTTTACTTCTTTATATTTTTCAGGAACTTTACTTGTTAGTTTAATCCCTAACTTTTGACCAAGTTTAACAATGAATGGTGTTGCAATTGATGATCCAGGGACCAACTGAAAAACAATTAGAGGTATTAATTTTAATATATCTGAAGATTGATCTTTAATAAATTTTTTCTCTTCTTCATTTAAATCAAAATCTTTATTTTTTAAATAGTCTTTGGTTGTTGAAATAAGTATTTTTACAAGTAATCTTGTTTCTTTTACTTCGCTAATTGCTAAATCTTTATATTTTTTTAACGCACCCAAAACCGAACCAGTATTTTTTGGTTTGTCTTCACTTAACAAATTATTTGAATGTGACATATACAGTTTTTAATATAAATACTTTGATCTGTTGTATTTATTAAATAAAAAGAATGGCGGGACAAAATATTAATCAATATGTGTTTCAAAAATATAAAATAAACACCGTTAATGAGTCAATGGATATGTCATTGTCGTCAGATGAAAGAGATTATAACGAGGAAGTTATTTTTTCTCCATACCTTATTGCGGAAACCTACGGTAATAAATTACCAATTAATATTGATATTAATAATCCATTAACATCTCAAGGATTAATATTAAATTATAAAAATTTTAATTCTAATAATGTTTTTGTTTCTCAAAATTACTATAACCCAAACAATGAAGATCTAACTTGTTTTTCATCATCAACATTATGTGATGTAGGTTTAACAGGTATAGATAATGGTTTGGTTGATAAAATGACGGGGGAGACCTTAAATTATACAAAAGGATTATATAATGATTTTTTAAAATTTGACAGATTACATTTTGATAGAAGAATTAAATTATTCCAAGTAACGGGATACACCCAAAGTAATAATAAATTTTCAGGAATTACAAAAGACACTCTTTATGAGGTTGTAAGTAAAAACGATCCTCAGTTTGGTAAGTACCATGAATTGTACGGTGGTTTCTACCAAGGATTTTACAAACTATTTGGATTTGATTATGAGGTTTTACCTGAAAGATCTTCTAAAGGTTGGTCGGTAGAAATGTTATTAAGACCTAGATTTGTTAATGAATACAATCCATTACCTACTGAAACAACTCTTAATGAGATGTACCCAAAAAATAAAAATACGTTTTTTTATTTTGGTACAAGAGCCGAAAATAAATTTTACCATCATGCCGATGGACACCCAAATTGTTTAACTGGTTATACAAGAGTTACTAATTCATTAAGTGGTTGTCCGTCAACATGTGCTTGTTGTGATAGAACAGTTACGGATAGTAGATGTGTTTATGTTTACCCACCAAGATCTTATAATAACCAACATGATCCACATTTAAATTATGGATGTCCACTTTGTGGTGGAGACAAAAAAATCTCACTAACATGTGGTTGTGGTTGTAATGAAAGTTCATGTGAAACTTGTGGGTGGGAATGCCAAATACATAATTGTGAAACAGTAATTTTACCAACACCTACCCCGTCACCAACACCAACACCAACTCCATCATGTGAAACACAAACACCGGTATGTACACCAACCTGTACTAAATGTGAAACGTGCGATGAGTGTACAACTTGTGGACCAACGGGTTTTACTTCTATTGAGTACACATGTGAGACCGATCCATTGTTTGATGTTATGTCAAATAACATATCGTTTAAACTTTGTGGTGATGTAAAAAACCCACAGATTGGTGTAAAGGTATTAAGGTTTACTGGTGGTTGTGAAACAACGGGAACTTGTGTAACGGGTAAAACATATGTTACAGGATATACTATTGATGAATATTGTTCACCACCAATTTATCCTTATTGTGAAATTGTTAACCCTGATTTCTTAAATGAAGAGCATTGGTTTTTAGTTAATGTAACTTGGGAAAGATATTCATGGTTTGATTTCTGTGATTTAAAATTTTATGGAGGTTTGTTTGACATTACTAAATTTGAATACTTGGAATCCTTGGCAAACAACAGTGTTGAATTAATAAGGCCTCCTTTAACCCATAACAATAAAAGCGGAGAATTAATAGAATTAGTTAACTTAAATGAAACTTGGTTAGATGAAAAAAAATATAGATTAGGAAGATTAAAGATTTATGTTAACGGTAAAAAAATATATACAATAGAGGACTTTGAAGAAGTAATACCAAGAGGTTTGTTTACCGATAAAGAAAAACAAATAGGGGTTCCTTTTAATATCTCTTGGGGTGGTGGAACACAAGGATTACATGAAAATTTAACTTTTTCATCTTGTTCTGCGTTAACATCAAATTACATACAAGATCCAGAATGTTTACCTAATAATATATTAAGTGGTACTACTTTATCAGGGTTAAGTACTAACATATTACTTGAACAAAATTTCGGGGGAACTTTTGATGGGGGGATATCTCAATTCAGATTTTATATTGAACCGTTAGAATCTGATGAGATCAAACATAATTTTAAATTATTAAAAGATAAATTTATTTTATTTGATCCTGATTGTCCTGATTGTGATACTAAATTTTGTAAGACAAATGATTTAACATATCAGATAAATAATGTTGTTACAAGCACAACAACAATAAATTCTTTACCACATAGTTTAGGTAGGGTTTATATTGAGGACAAAAGAGATTTAAATTATCTTATAAAAAACAACCAACGAACACTCCAACAAATATCAACACCACCAAAAGTTTTAACTCAAAGGTATTGGGATGCCAATGGGTGGTGGGGAGATCAAGGAAACACACCTCAATGTGTTGGGTATTCGTGGTCACATTGGTTAGAAGATGGTCCTATACAACAATCGGGAATACCACCGATAATAAAACCTTTTGATATATATAAAAACGCACAAAAATTAGATGAGTGGTATGGTGAAAACTATGACGGAACATCAGTTAGAGGGGCGGTAAAATATCTTAAAAATATTGGTAAAGTAAAATCATACTATTGGGCGTTTGATGTACAAACATTGTCTGAAACAATTTTAAAATTAGGTCCTGTGGTTGTTGGGACTAATTGGTATAATGGAATGTTTTATCCTAATAAAACTGGGTTAATTAAAATTAGTGGACAGATGGTTGGTGGTCATGCCTACTTAATAAATGGTGTTGACACAAAAACAAAACAATTTAGAATAAAAAACAGTTGGGGTAAATCTTGGGGTAATGGTGGACATGCATTTATTTCGTTTAATGATATGTCAAGGTTAATAAAAGAAAATGGAGAAATCTGTTTGGCAATTGAATTAGGAAGTTAATGAGTACAAGTATTACAATAGAAAGTATTAATTTTATTGGGGAAAGTGTCACAGTACTTTTCAAACCCGATAACGATTTGGTTACAATTAATTTGGGTCCAATAACTCTACCGTTTATATTTTTCCCGGCTTCTTTAAACCCACCAAGAGAAGTATATGGAACATACACAATATTAGTGGATGGAAGTAAATGTGTTAACATACTTAATGTTCCTAGAGTTACACCAACACCAACACCGACGATTACTCCAACAAGAACTCAAACACCAACACCAACACCTACTAACACTCCAACAACGACTTTGGATCCTTGTAAAGTACCAACACCAACACCTACGGTAACGCCAACAATAAGTTTAACTCCAACAATAACACCTACACCAAGTGCGACTTGTACTAATCCTTGTGGGTGTGGTGACCCAACACCAACACCAACAGTTAAACCACCTAAACCAACACAAACTTGTACAAACCCTTGTGGATGTACCCCAACACCTACACCAACAGGAACTAATACCCCAACACCTACACCAACAGGAACTAATACCCCAACACCTACACCAACAGGAACTAATACTCCAACACCTACACCAACAGGAACTAATACTCCAACACCTACACCAACAGGAACTAATACTCCAACACCAACACCTACACCAACAACACCTACATTTATATTTTATATAACCGGTGAAGATGGGAATAGGATACTTTCAGAAATAAGTCAGTACATAATTGCAGAATAAACTATTTATAATTAAAAAATAAAAAATGTCAGACGTTAAAATATCTCAATTTCCATATGTGGGTAATACAGGTTATACACCAAATGATTTGTTTGTGTTTGTTAACTATTTGAGCCCAACCGGAACAACAAGTAACACAAAAATAGACGACTTTAAAAATTTCATAATAATTGATTCTTATAATTATTTTCTACCATTAAGTGGAGGGAGTGTAACAGGATCAACAACATTTACAAATGGATTAACCGCAAACACAATATCCGCAACAACATATCAAAATTTACCTAAAGATATATTTGTTACAGGAGGAACATACACTAATGGGAGTACCACGTTTACAAACAATACAGGTGGTACATTTACAATTACAGGGTTTAGTACAACA